TCTGAAAATATTGAAAAGAAATATGGACTAAATAATAATACATTAATTATATTAGAGGTTTTTAAAACAAATGAAAAATTCAAAAATATAAGAATAACTAAAAATAATATAGATGAAAAAGTTGATAACGAAGAAATAAAAAACTTTTTATTAGAAAGGATGAAATAACTTATGTCAAATAATTTAGAAAATTTATTTACTGAAGAAGATACTCAAGAACTAGAACAAATTCAAAAAATGAGAAAGAATATTCTTAAGAATATTGGTTTATCAAATTTTATTGATTTAATTAGGAATCTAATTGATGATTCAGAAGATTTTGAATTTACTTCAGCAAGTAAAAGAAAATTTATTAGTTTAAATACACCTATTTTCACAATTAGAAAAAAGGGTTATATATATGATGAAAAAAGACTTTCTAAAAAGTCTGAACAAAGTATAGAGATTAATAAAATAGTTAAAGAAATTAATGAACAAATCTTAGATAAAACAACATTAGCTATTTTAACTATTATTAATGAAGATGAAACTTTAAAAAAGATTTATGGTGATATTAATGAAACATTGAGAGGTTTATTATGGACAACTGTATTTGAAATTAAGGTTTCATTAAAGGATAATATTATTTATATGAGATATTGTATTTAAGGAGGAAATTTTATTATGAAGAGTTCAACAGCAATTGGTTTAGTTTCAGGTTTAATTTTAGGTACTGTTATTGGAAAAGCAGTAGTTGATGAAAGAGAAAAAGAAATTAGAAATGAAGTTAAATGTTTTATCAGTCTTCCTATGAATGGAAAAAATGAAAATGATATTTTAATTAATATTGAAAAAGCTCAACATGATGCAGAAGTTTTAATTAAAGCTATTAATCCTTATGTAAATATTAAATTCATTGATGGATATAATACAAGTTCAAATAATGCAGTTTATTTATTAGGTCAGTCAATTGTAAAGATGTCTGATTGTGATTATGTTTTCTTCTGTAAAGATTGGGAAAAGTATCGTGGTTGCGTTATTGAACATACAATTGCAACTAAATACGATAAGACTATTTTATATCAGAATAATTAAAAATTGCCCTATATGGTTTAAAAAAACCATATAGGGATTTTATTTAAATAATATCAGAATATTTAACCCAACCAGTTACATAATTACCAGCAGGAGTTTTTCCAACATTAGAACTTGAATTAGTTATTCTAATTCTATTATTAGTCTTTGAATCTGAATAAACATAATAAGTACCAGTTAATTTCTTAGTTGCAGATGCACTAGTTGCAGATGCATATAAATTAACATTCTTTAAAGTTAATTTACTTCCAGTCTTAATAACCGTAGTAGTCTTAGTAGAAGATGAGCTACTTACTAATTTATTTACCGCTGTTTGAACTGCTGTATAATTATATCCAGCTTCTGTTAAAGCTTTCTTTCTAGCATCACCATTACCCCACTTACCATCAATTACTTCTTTAGCAATTGTTTCAACAGACTTTAAAGTGCTTGTTGTAGTAGATGTGGATGTATTAGAAGTTGTTGTAGTTGTTGTTTTACCTGAGAAAGATACGCCAATAATCTTTGGATAATCTTTATAAGAATAATCCATATCTACACCAGAGCAATTTTCACATCCAGGAACTTTTCCAGATTTTGTGCTTTCAGAAGAAGAACCCATAACAGCATATTGCCACATAGCCCAATCTGTAGAAGAGCAAGTACCCATAGAAGAAGACCATTTAGCTAACCATTTTTCATATTTAATTTCACTAATATTAAATCTATTAATAACTGAATAAAAAGTATAAAGACCTGCTTTATAACCTGCATCTTCTACTGCTTTACACCAAGCATTAACCATTCCTGTGACAGTTGCTTTACTTGTACTACTCTTTAAAGAAGTCTTAGTATCTTCTACATCATAATAACAAGGGAATGAAAACTTCTTACCGCTAATTACTGATAAGAAAGCTTTAGCTTCTAGTTTAGCTTCTTCAATAGTTGTTGCATAACTAAACCAATAACAACCAACTTCTAATCCTGCTGCAACTGCATCTTTATAATAAGAATCAAACATTTTGTCTTTCTGAGAAGTTAATCTACCATAGCCTGCTCTTAAAATAACAAAGTCATAACCGCCAGCTTTTAACTTTTTAAAATCAACTTGTCCATTGTGTTGTGATAAATCAACACCTGAATATACATAATTAGACATAAAATAACACTCCATTCAAATTAGAATAATTGAATGTTGGATTATAAAATTTATATATAACTACGAAAAAAAAAAAGACACTCCCATATATTTAAAATATTATGGAAGTGCCTAACTTTTTAAAAGATCATATGTAAAATGCTCAAAAACATTTCTTTCATATGATCAATAATTCCTGTACCGTAATTCAAACTATCAAGTGCAAGAACTGCAGTGGATATTACAGTAATAGAAATTGTGAAGATAAAAATTACCCAGAAGAATCTAGTAATTCCTCCAAGTATTCTTGAGAAACCACAGCAACGATAGTTTCTCTTTTTTCCTCCATAGATGCTCATTGTAATAGCACCAAAGAAGATTGCTCCAATAAGAGCACCCATTGCTTCAATGAACGAGGCAACAGTAACCTCACTCATTAATACGTATGCGTCATATGCTGTCATAAATGACTCTCCTTTCATTCTGTTCTATATTTTTGTTAACGAACAGTTTAATCATAATAATAATATAAATTTAATTCATAAGTTTATTACGATTTAGAAAGGGAAATATAGTATCATTGTTTCAATTATTATTTTTATTATTTCTATTTTAATTATTATTTTTAATATTTCTATAATGGCATCTCCAAGATTTTCAATATTATTCATAGTATTATCCCTCATCATCACATTCTATTACATTAATATCAAGATCTTCATTAATATGATATTTTTCATCGTCTATGTGTTTATCAACTAATGCATCCCAATCAACTTCTTCTTGTAATTCTTCATCAACTTCCTTTTCAATTTCAACGTAATAAGTCTTAGTTTCTACTACCATAAAAGTCTTCTTTTTGATCATTTTAATTTCCTCCTAGATTATAAATAGGGTTAAAGAGATTAACTCTCTTTAACCCATATAATTACGATTTGTTGGATCTGGGTCATCTTGTAATTCTTCTTGAGATGAATCCAAATCTATTTGTTTTTCTTGAATACGATTTTTTTCTTCATTCTTAGTTTCAAAATAAGCTTTACATAAATAACCTAATATTGTAGCTATTAATGCTTCGACAATACGCTCACTAAGAGATTCTACAACACTAGACTCTCCATACTTAATTACTGCAATAGTTGCTAATATATAAGACCAAGTTACCCATACTATAGACAACCATAAGATTAATATAACTAATCTTTTAGTAAAAGTTAATGGATTTTGATTTAATTTAGTTTTATGTTTTTGCTTTTGTTGTTGTTTCATATTAAGTCACTTCCTTAGAAACTATAAAGAAGTGTTAAGTAAAAATTATTTACTTCTTTTCTACTTTGAACTTCTTAAGAACTTCTTCAGCTAAAAACTTAATATTGGATTCATACTTATCTGCCCATCTAGAAAACTGGTCATAAGCTTTTTCTCTAGCAATCTTACGTCCTGTAGATCTGTCAAATTCGTCTTCTGCATAACAAACTGCTGTACCCTTAAACATAGTTGGAATATAACAGTTTGGAGGAAGTTTAACGCCCTTACTATCTGATTCTCTAAGAATAAATCTAAGAGCTTCATTAATAGTCTTTGCGATAAAAATGTTCTTACACTTTAATACACAAACACATACTCCCTTTTCTTCGTTTACAGAATAGGATTCACTAAACTTGAACTTCATAATAATTTACTCCTTTTATTAAATAATATTTTATAAAGCTAAAATTTTTAACTTTATCATTAATATAATGTATATTTGAAAATTTAAATAAAAAACAGAAAATTATTAACTAATAAAAGGAGATGATAATATGTTAAATAGTACTAGAATTATACAACGTCTAGAAAAAAAATTAGGTTTTAAATTTATGGATTTAGAAATATCACATGAAGAAATTATTGAAAACTTAAAGGATGAAACTTTAAGAACTTTTTCAAAGTATTTTCCATATCAAGAAACTTGTGTTGTAGATCCTGAGAATCGTGTTGAACCCTATGATAACAGATTTTATATTAAAACACAAAATGAATGTATTGGTATTAATAGATTAATTGGTGGAAGTCTATTAGGTGCAAATTATGTTACAGGTTTATTACATCCAGTAGCAGCTGATATGTTATTAGGAGATCCAATTTCTAGACAATTAAATATTGATTTAATGTCTTATACATCAAATCCTATTACTTTTAAATATGTTGAACCAGGTATGATTGAAATCTATCCTGTTTATAATAATGTAAGAAGCTATATTATTATTGCTAACACTGTTCATCCAGATCATTTTGGAACTATTCCAGTAAATCTTGAAGATGAATTTATGAAATATGCTTTAGCTGATACCCAGTCTACATTATATACAATGCGTACTAGATTTCAAAATATTCAAACTCCTTATGGAAACATAGAAATGTTTATTGACCAATTACAAGGAGCTGAAGATAAAAAAGAACAGATAGAAGAAAAATGGAGAAATAATTCTCATAAAAATTCTACTAGAAGAAAAATATTTATAGCTTAAAATAAATTAATAATATTAGAGAGGTGTATTTAAATGAATTATCATGATTTTATTTTAGAAAATACTTTTTATTTTGATGAAGCTAGTAATAACAACAATAATACAACTTTAGACGATAAAAAAAAAATTGAAGAGTATAAAGAAAAACTAAGAAAACAAAGAGAAGAAGAAAAAGAGAAAAAAGAAAGAGAAAAAGAAGAAAAAAAAGAACAAGAAAAAAAAGAAGAACTAAAAAAATATAATAAAAATATGGCAAAGGGAGCTCCTATTGCTGCAGTAGGTGGATTAGCAGCTGGTTACGGTATTTATAGATTATTAAAACATAGAAATGATAAAGATGTCGAAAAGGAATTAAATGAATCTTATATTGATGGTTATTATGATGCATTATTAGAAATGAATGAAGATTATAATGTATTAAATGAAGTTCATCTTAGTCGTTATGCTAAACACTATAGAAAAGCATCAAGAAAATTAGATGAAAAAGTTGCCGATGCCACAATGAGAGAAATTAAAAAAGAATATAAAAAAGGTAACATAAGTCAAAAGGAGTATGAAAATTCAATTAAAAAAAGAAATAGATTTACGATGAATAACGCAGTTAAATGCTATGATGGAAGTATAGAAGGTATGAGTAAAAAAGATGTGAGAGATGCAACTAAAAATTTAAAAAGAGAATATGCTAAACTTCCTTATAAAGCTGCAGGCGTAGCTGCAGGTGGAGTAGCAGTTGCTTCAAGTTTAAATGCTTATAATCATAATTTATATAGAGCTTGGATAAATAAAAATCCTAAGAAGAGAAAAGATGTAACATTTAAAGAATGGAAAAAAATGGGTAAACCTAAAAATTAAAAAAGAAAGATGTGGTTAATAAATGACTTATAATGAATATATCTATGAAGTTAAAAGAAGTAAAAAATATAGAAATTGCTGTAGTAAATATGAACGTAAAAGAATTCTCGATGATGCTAATAAAACATGGAAAAGAAGAATGAAAAAATATGAAGAAAGAAAAGAATTGGAACAAGATTTAGAAAATATTAAAGAAGAAGCTTATTTAGAAGGCTATTATGATGCTTTATTAGAAATGAATGAAGATTATAGTGTATTAAATGAAGTTCATCTTAGTTCTTATGCTAAAGATTATAGAAAAGCAACAAGAGAATCAGAAGAACATGCTAGAAAAAAAAATGAGAAAAAAAATTGATAGACAGTATAAAGAAGGTAAAATAAATAAAGATGAATATGATAAACAAAAAAGACAAATAAATAAATTTACATATTATAATAGTGCTAAACACTATGATGGAAAAAGTATAAAAGGTATGAGCAAAAAAGATTTACAAAATGAATATAAAAATATGAAAAGAAATTATGCTAAAACTTATCACGCTGCTAAGATTGTTAATAAAGCTGCACCAGTTATAAGTGGCGCTGCTGGTGGTATAGGTCTCGCTTTAAGTTTAAATGATTATAATCATAATTTATATAGAGCTTGGAAAGATAAAGATCCTAAGAAGAGAAAAGATGTAACATTTAAAGAATGGAAAAAAATGGGTAAACCTAAAAATTAAAAAAGAAAAGATGTGATTAATAAATGACTTATAATGAATATAATAAAGAAAATTTATTTTTAGAAGGATATTATGATGCTTTATTAGAAATTCAAAATGGTAATTTTGATAATCCAACTAAAATGAGATTTTTTGGAACTTTAGGTGGTGGAGATATTAGTGGTGATATAGCTAGTTCTTTAGGTATTAGTGATAAAGATGATATAAAAGTAAAAGCTATGGAATATGCTATGGAAAGAGGAGAGACCTTTAAAGAACCATTTATTAGTGGTAATGGTACTTATGGTCATAAGAATGATTTACTTTATAGAAAGAATGGTATATTTCCAGGTGGTAGAGTTACTAGTACTATTGAATATAATAGATATGCTGATATTCCTACTACAAGAGTTGTTAATGGACAAGTTATTAATACTACAGCTAAAGTAAAAACTGGTACTTATACTATTCCAGATAGTAAAAGATATTTAGAATTATATAAGCATCTTAAACCAAGAGATAGAGAACGTGTCATAAAAGATTATGAAAAATATTGTAAAACAAATAAAAAGAAAAGAAGATAAATTATAAAAAGCCCTATAGAGTTTAAAACTCTATAGGGTATAATTTATTCTTCTTTTTCTAAGTCATAAATAATTACAGATTCTAATCTAGCAATTTTAACTTTATAAATATTTTTATTATTACGAACGTGTTCAGGAAGTAATAGAGAATCATCATCATATTTTTCTTTAAGAATTTTATAAACTTCTTCAGCTTCTTTATAATTATTATATAAATAAGTATGTTTATTAATTAAAGAATTAAATGATAAATTTCTATCGAAACCATATTCAATATCATTAGTTTTTGTATTAAATAAAATTAATCCCCACTTAAAAATATTACTAGCCATAATCATCCGTCCTTTACTGTTTATATATAATTATGAATTATATGATTTATTAATTAATAATACCATATAAATATATAATGCTTTACGATATATAACTTTAGTAGCTTCTCTTTCAGTATTAGAATATCTATTGCAATATTTAGTTAAAAATTTATCTAATACTTTTTTAATATTTAAGCTTATATCATTTTTACTATTAGACTTACTATAAGCAGATATCATATAAGTAACAAATTTCTGTGATCCAATTTCATTTGAATTATTATTACTATTATAAATATATAATTGAACCATTGATAATAATAATAGCCTAATTGAATCTAATTCATTATCTTTAATATTCTCTAAAGCTAATTTCATTACACTTTGTTCTGCTTTACAAATACCACAAGCTGTTCTTAAAATAACTGGATCTACTTTAGTAGTAGTAAATCTATTATAAGCTTTATTTACTACCATTACTAAATCAGCAGACATATTAGATGTTTCACGATAATTTTCTTCATCTTGTGAATCTTGTTGTAATTTAAGATATTTCTTATTATTAAAATCTATCATATATTCATTAACAAAAGATTTCATTTGGTTATTTAATCTAGTTCTAATCGCTAATAAATAACTTAAAATATCCATATCATTTTTAGATTCTAAAGATTTCTTTTGTGTTTCATGAGCGTTAATAACTGTTGCAAATAATGCTTTAAATACTGATTGATATTTTCTAAAATAATATTTATCTGAAACTCTATTAAATGTAAATTGCATACAATCTTCATTAGGTAAGAACTTTTGAAAATATTTTGCATGTAATGCAGCATATTGATATAGTGTTAAATACATTAAAGATACTTGTAACCCTGCTTTATTGTTAGCTAAATGATAATATCTAACTAAATTTACCATTAAAAAGTTTAATGGAAAGTTTACCTGATTAATAACACCATAGCATTCTTTAGTTTTTTTAATTTTAGCTACTACATTATCTATTTCATCTACTGATATTTTAAAAAGATCAAAAGGATATTTAATATCTGAAGGAGTAAAAAATAATCGTTTACTAGGAATATTGTGATATAACACTTCAGAATTTTTATCCATATATTTATGTACATAAGTTTCAAATTGTTTAGTAATTGCAGGTGTTTCATTTGTTTTAATCATTGGATATATTTCATCATTAAAAAATGTTGACACTTAGTTTCACCTCTCTATTTAAAAATATAAAGTATAGTTTTTATTAAAAATACAAAAAAAAAAGAGACGACCATATATGTATATATAATTATGTCGTGTCATCTCTATTTTTATTAATCATTTATGCATTTTCCCGATGTCCATAACGATTGCTTCTTCTTAAATTTGGATTTGCCTTTAACAAGCCTTCTTCAATCTTTTTAATTTTTTGGAAGATAGCCTTCTTGTTAACGTTTCTTCCTTTTGAGCAGGCTTCACCGTAGCGGTCAGCAAGTTCTTCATCTGCACTGTCTGTGATAATATGTCCCAGCTCATGCCCGATGATAAATTGCAATTCGTCATTATCGATTTTGTTAAGATCTTCCTTCACCAAATAAATAATTGGACACTTTCCTTTTTCCAAAGTTGTGCAAGCACAAATTGAAATTTTTCCAGTCTCCTTAATTATGTCATTTCTGCTTTTGATCTTAATGGAGATATTGTATTCTCTAATAACGGTTGCGATTGCTGCTGTTACTGTTACATTAATATTCTTAGTCATAATGACCTCCAAGATATATTTGTACTAATTTACCTTTACTCTGTTATCTCTTATATGGTATATATCTTTTCAACCAAGAGTTTCTTCGAGGGAACATACAAACTCCAATATTTATTAAGTGCTTATTGGATTTAATATCTGCACTAATATGAATAATATATATTATTCATAATTATAATATATATATGAGTAATATATTAAATACGATTCAAAAAAAAAAACTTTTTATTATAATTTTTATTTAGAAAAGAGGTAAAATATTTATGTATTACGAAGATGCTTATTTAGAAGGTTATTATGATGCATTATTAGAAATGAATGAAGATTATAATGTATTAAATGAAGTTCATCTTAGTCGTTATGCTAAAAATTATAGAAAAATATCAAGAGCAGAAGAACAATATCAAAGAGATAATCTAGATAAAGAAATAGATGATGAATATGCCAAAGGTAAAATAGATGAAAAAGAATATAAAAAACTTAAAAATAAATGTAAACAAGTAACTCGTTCAAATTGGATTAAACGTCGTAATTTAAATGACCCTAAGAAGAGAAAAGAAGAATGGAAAGATATAAAAGGATATAGAAGAGAACTAACTAAACAATGTTATAAAGAAGTAGGTAAAGACGTAGGTAAAAAAGCAGGTAAAGCTGTCGGAGTAGCTGCTGTCGGAGTAGCTGCTGCTTCAAGTTTAAATGCTTATAATCATAATTTATATAGAGCTTGGATAAATAAAGATCCTAAGAAGAGAAAAGATGTAACATTTAAAGAATGGAAAAAAATGGGTAAACCTAAAAATTAAAAATAATCCTTAAGAGTTTAAAACTCTTAAGGATTTTATTATATAAAATTTTAAATTACCAACCTAATATTCTTCTACCTTCAGCTCCAGGGTCTTTCTTTATTCTATCAATTTCCATTTGTCTTCTAGCATTTTGTTTAGCAATATTTCTGTCAGAGCGATAGTCACTTAAAGCCATTTTCTTGGCTTCTCTTTTATCACCTAAAAGATCTTCCCATTCTTTTTTTGTGTTGTTTCTTTTTAACATATCTTTTCTTAACTGTTTTCTATATCCTTTCACAGGTTCGCTAATTTCTAATAAAGCATCATAATAGCCTTCTAAATAAGCATCTTCGTAATCATCTTCTTCATAATCATAATCACTTTCAAGAATGGCATCATAATAACCTTCTAAATAAGCATCTTCGTAATACATAAATATTTTACCTCTTTTCTAAATAAAAATTATAATAAAAAGTTTTTTTTTCATATAATTATTTCAACCTATTATTATATTTTATAAGAAAGGAGTAAATATAATATGATTTATGATTATAATACTAAAAATACTAGTTTCATTAAAATGGCTAAAACATTAAAAGATAAAAAAATTAAGAATTGGAAATTTATGTTAGTACTATATGATTCTAAATTACAAGGTGTTGATCCTCACGATCCTAATTTATCTTTAGAAATGCAAGCTAGAATACAAAAAGAAGTAATGATTAATTATTGGTATTATATTAGAGAAGTTGTAAGAATTCCTTCAACTGGTGGTAAACAACATTGCTACCCTAAAATAGTGATATTTTAGTAAACAACCTTGTGAATTGCTGGAAACTCTTTATCAACTAATAAACTACAACGTAAGAAGTAATTCTAAGCGTGAATGTTTGAAAATTATTAGTTTTAGACAATCAGCAGCCAAGATTCAAATAAATAAGCTTATATTATTTTTATGAAATTAAAAGAAAGGAAAGATTAATTTTATGAAAATAAATACACAAGATTTTAAAGAAAAATTGGAAAATAAATTTCCAAATATGTATATTGTAGAAAGTGAATATATTAATAGTAAAACTCCTATAAAAATTAAATGTAAAAAATGTGAATATGAATATGAAATTAGACCACATCATATTTTAGGAGGAAGAAAATGTCCTAGATGTTCTAAAAGAAAAAAGAAAACTACTGAAGAATTTAAAAAAGAAGTATATGATTTAGTTGGTGACGAATATAAAGTATTAGGAGAATATAAAGGAACAAATGATAAAATTAAAATGCTTCATAAAAAATGTAATAAAAAATTTGAAGTAACTCCTAATAATTTTTTAAGCTTTAGATGTAAATGCTCTCATTGTTATAGATCAACACCAAAGAAAACTACTGAAGAATTTAAAAAAGAAGTATATTGTTTAGTAGGAAATGAATATAAAGTTTTAGAAGAATATACTAATTGTCATCATAAAATTAGAATGTTACATACTAAATGTAATAAAGAATTTGAAGTAACTCCAGGTCATTTTTTAAATGGTACAAGATGCCCTAATTGTAAACATTCTATAGGAGAAGATAAAATTGAATATTATTTAAAACATTCTAAAATAAAATTTAAAACGCAAGTTCGTTTTAAAGATTGTAAAAATATATTACCTTTAGTTTTTGATTTTCAAATATTTACAGAAGACAATAATTTTATATTATTAGAATATGATGGAGAATTTCATTATCAAAATATATTTTATGAAGAAGAAAATAAATTAGAAAAACAACAATTAAGAGATAATATTAAAAATCAATATTGTAAAGATAATAATATCTCTTTAATAAGAATATCATATTTAAATAAAAATAATTTAAATTCTATTTTAAAAAATCTTGAAAATAAATTTAATTTTAAAAAAGAGGAATAATCCTCTTTTTTTTTTAGTTATTTGAATAAGGTTCAACGACTATCGAAACCACATATATAATAATATATGGAAGGAAGTAGAGTACAGCCAACGATAAAATTGGTAGAGGTTTAGAGTAATAATCTTATAATTCCTTTTTAAATGGAAGCACAAGGGTACTTTAATAAAAATAAAGTACAAGATATAGTCTATAAAGAATGTTGGATATGAATTACATTTAGGAAATATGGCTTTACATTATATGCAATTAAAGAATAAAGATACTATTCTTTGCCTACCCAGACAGCACTATAAAACTTGGAGTTCAGTTAGTTGGTATTCATGGATTTATTTATATCAAGCTAAAAATTATACTATAATATTTAGTAATAAACAATTACAAGACTCACAAGAAAATTTAAAACGTATTATGGATACTATTGAAACGCTACCTCCATATCTTAAAAGTCATATGAATTTAAAAAATGATACTGACAATATTAATATGCTTAGATTAGCAGAAAATAATAATACTATTAAAGCTTTATCATCTCCTAAAGATGAAAAGAGTGCGGATAAAATTTTACTCTTCCAAAAGCTTGTTCGCACTATAATAAACTCTTCTAATTGCTGGGAACTCTTTATTAACTAATAAACTAAAACGTAAGAAGCAATTCTAAACGTGAATGTTTGAAAATTATTAGTTTTAGACAATCAGCAGCGAAGTATTCTAAGACTCCTTAGAATAAACGTTCAACGACTATCGAAATCATAAATTATTCTTAAAGAATAATTGAAGAAGAGAGTAGAGTAGGAATAAACTAAATACCTCATTAGTTTATATGGTATTAATAATATCACCCAAACGGAGAGCAAGTTTATTTTATAAACTTGAAGATATAGTCTAGATATTAAAAAATTTAATATATAACAACCAATTTGTATATATTAAAATGTGAGGTAAAATAATTATGAATATTAATGAATTTAAAGAATTTGTAAATACCAATCTTGGAGATCAATATGAAGTTCTATCTAATGAATTTAAAAATACTAGATCAATAATTAAAATGAAACATTCATTATGTAATAATGAATATACAGTAATTGCTTATAATATATTAAAAGATAAACCTACAAAATGTCCTTATTGTAATGGTAAAAAACAAAAGAGTTTTGAAGAAGTTCAAGAACAATTTAAGAATTTTAAAAATGGAGAATTTGAAGTGATAGGTGGTAATTATATTAATAATAAATCTAAATTATTATTTAAGCATAGTAAATGTAATAATACATTTGAATGTTCAGTTATTAATATATTAAATGGATATAAAAAATGTCCTTACTGTAATCCTTATAGAAAATTAACTACTGATGAATTTAAGTTAAGAGTATTTGAACTAGTTGGTAATGAATACACTGTTATAGAAGAATATATTAATAATTCAACTAAGATTAAAATTAAGCATAATAAATGTAATAATACATTTGAAATAACTCCTGCTAATTTTATTAAAAAGAAAAACAAATGTATTTATTGTGGAAAGAATAATAAAAGAACTACAGATGTTTTTAAATTTGAAGTTAAACAAATGTATGGTGATGAATATACAGTATTAGGTGAATATATTAATAATTCAACTAAGATTAAAATTAAGCATAATAAATGTAATAATGAGTATTTAGTATCTCCATCAAATTTCTTATTAGGAACTAAATGTCCTAAATGTAATATTGATAAACAAAAATTAACTACTGATGAATTTAAGTCAAGAGTATTTGAATTAGTTGGAACTGATTATAGTGTTATAGAAGACTATAAGAATTATAACACTAAAATTAAAATGTTACATAACAAATGTAATAATATATTTGAAATGTCTCCTACACATTTTTTAAACGGTCAAAGATGTCCTAATTGTAGAAATTATAAAGGTGAAGAAAAAATAAAGAAATGGTTAGATAAAAATAATATTGAATATAAAACTCAATATTCATTTAAAGATCTTTATTATAAATCTAAAAATCATCCTCTAAAGTTTGATTTTAAATTAGATTATGATAATGGAGATATTCTATTAATAGAATTTGATGGTATTCAACATTTTGAGAATTGGTATTACAATGATTTAGAAGATCAACAAAATAGAGATAAACTTAAGAATGATTATTGTAAAGATCATAATTATGAATTATTAAGAATAACTTATAAAGATTTTAATAATATAGAAAATATTCTTGAAGAATATTTAAAAGATTTTATATAAGATTATAATTACCAACAATAAAATGCAAATTATTTTTAATTATAAAACCGATATTTTATGTTAAGAACTATTGAAGCTGGGAAGGGGTCTTAACATTCCTATACTATGGTGTGACGAATTTGCATTTCTAAATATGAATAAAATTATGTACATGAGCGCACGTCCTGCTCTTACCAAAGCATCTGATGCAGCTGCAAAAGCTCATCAGCCTTTTGGAATAACTATAACTACAACTCCTAGAATGTTGGGAGACTTATTGGTGACAATAAGTAAAAACTTTCTTAATTGCTGGAAACTCTTTATAAAAGACAATCAGCAGCTATTTTAAATAAATTTTATCTTTAAACATAAATTTATAATCTAGATGTTTAAGGAGGATAATTTATGAATTTTTTAGATAAATATAATAAATATCAAAATAGTATTAATGAAAAATATTCAAATACTATAAAAATTATAAAATTTGAAGATAGAACAAAAATTACATTTTTTAAATGTAATAAAAATCATGAATTTAGTATGTTGGGTAGGAAAATGATAGAAAGAAAATCTTGTGTATGCCCTATTTGTGAAAAAGAAATTTTTAATAAACAACAAGAAGAAAAAATAAATAAAATATTTAATAATGAATATTCTTTACTTTCTAAATATATTAAAAGTTCTAAAAAGGTTTTAGTTAGGCATAATAAGTGTAATAATGAATATTATATTACACCTGATAATATATTTCAAAATAGAAAATGTCCATTTTGTTCTAAGAAAAAGCCACAAAGAGATACAGAATGGTTTAAAAATAAAATTATTGAGTTATATAATACAGAATATACTTTATTATCTGAATATAATAATACTAATGAAAAAGTATTAATGAGACATAATAAATGTAATAATGAATATTATACTACACCAAATAATTTTATTCATGGAAGTAGATGTCCATTTTGTATGGCTAAAACATTTAAAAAGAAAACCACTGAAGAAATTAAAGAAGAAATAAAATTAAGATATAAAGATAATTTTATTTTAATGTCTGATTATAAAAATAATAAAACAAAAATAAAAATTAAATGTACAAGATGTAATAAAATTATAGAAGTAATGCCAACTGATTTTTTTAAAAAGAATGGTTATAAATGTATGTGTGAAAGAGAATCTAAACCTGAAAAATATATTGAAAAAATATTAGTTGAGAATAATATTAATTTTATTAAAGAATATAAATTTAATGATTGTAAAGATAAAAAACCTTTACCATTTGATTTTTATTTAGAAGATTATAATATTCTTATAGAGTATGATGGCGAACAGCATTTTAATCCTATTTATGGTTCAGAAAAATTAAATAAAACTAAATTACATGATAATATTAAATCTAAATATTGTTTAAATAATAATATAGAATTAATAAGGATAAACTATCGAGAAAATTTATCTAATAAATTAAATGAAATAGTTCAGAGACTATCGAAACCACATATATAAATATGGAAGGAAGTAGAGTACCGCCAAGCTATTGGGTAAAGGTTTAGAGTAATAATCTTATAATACCTTTTTAAAGGGAAACAGAAAGCTCTCATTAAAAATGAGATGAAGATATAGTCCAAACGAATTTTATTAAAATTCCTTTTAAGGTGAAATCCCTTAATCGTCTATAGTGATATAGAGAAGTTCATAAGAGAACTGCATAGATTTAGCGAATCTTTGTGAATAATTTGAACAACCTCGATGTTCCAGAGGGCAAATTCTGTTATGAAATGATTCAAAAAGCTGCAAAATTTGATTATAGTTGGTATGATTGGGATGATAAACAAATAGAAGATTATCTTGATAAAAATTCTGGAAATGGTTATACATTTATTGAATATCATCATACAGAATTAGGAAAAGATGAAAAATGGCTTAAAGCACAAATAAGAGCACTCGAAGGTGATATGGCTAAAGTTAAAAGAGAAATTCTTATTGAGTGGACTTATGCTTCTAATATGTCAATATTTACTGAAGAACAATTAGATGAAATGTCTAAATATGTTAAAAATGAAAATTTACAAACTATTTATATTAATAATTATAAAATAGATGTATTAGAACCATTTAATAACCTAATGTATAAAAACTGGTGTCTTTCTATAGATATTGGTGGTGGTTTAGGTAGAGACTACTCAGCATTTTCATTAATCGATCCAATAACTCTTAAACAAGTTATGAAATTTAAGAATAATAATATCTCAGTATTAGAATTTGGTAATTTAGTAATAGAATTTGTTACTAAATATGTTCCTAACGCTATTATAATACCTGAACGAAACTTTAACTCTGCTTTTATTGAATATTTACAAAAATCTCCTATAGCTAAAAATCTTTATTATACATCTACTGAAGATAAAGATTACACACAAAAGAAGATTAAAAAGACTTCTATTTTTAAAACTAATAAAGGTAATGGTATAGAAACTCGTAAATATGGTTTTAATACAGGAACTCAAGAAAGAAAAGTTATGACTGAGGAAATATTATTTATGATAGCTAATACAAAACCAGAATTAGTTAACAATCAAGAATTATTTAATGAAATAAGAAAATTAATAAGAACTAGAACTGGAAAAATTGATCATATGCAAGGAGAACATGATGACTTGACTATGAGTTACTTAATAGGTCTTTATGTACTATTATATAGTAATAATAGAAATAAATTCTTTAAGAATACTTCGGATACTCCTGTTAATGATGAAAAACCAAAAGAAGTTAATAAAACAGAAAGACAATTTAAAAGAATAGCTAATTATAACAATGATGATGTTATGAAAACTATAATAAATAGCAATATAGATCCAGAATTATATGAAATACAAAATCAATTAGATATAAGAAATAAAAAACCAATAGATAGTAGAAAGAAAAATATTAAAAGTATATTTGGAATGAATGGATAAATGAAATGAGGTTATTTTAATGTATAATTTAGAAGATATTTATTTAGAAGGTTATTACGATGCATTATGTGAATCTAAAAAAGCAAATGAAAAAATAACAATTAAAGATAAAGCTAAAAATAAAATTGATGAAAGATATAAGAAATACGTTACTAAATGTGTCAGTAAAAATAAAAAACCATTATCTAAAAAAGGTTGGATGATTAAAAATGGTTTATTAAGTGGTGCTGCTGTTGCAGGTACTGTTGGTGTTGTAAAAACTGTTAAATTTGGAAAAGATCTTCACGATGCGTTTAATGATTGTGGATATGTTAATGGTTTTGAAAAAGATGAAAATGGAAAATTTAAAAATGAAATATCTAAAGAAGAAGCTAAAAAACAATTTAAAAATAATGCTAAAAAAGTAATTAAAGATTTTAAAGATAATCCTAAAGAAGCTTGTGAAAAATATGGTAATGTGAATGAATCTTATATTGATGGATATTATGATGCATTATGCGAAATTTATAATTAAAAAATATACCATAAGAGATAAAAAATCTCTTATGGTATTTTATTATTTTTTCTTTCCTAAGTTAATAGTATTTAAATTAGGTGCAACATTGATATCTACTTTTTTACCATTTGTATCAATTCCCTTTTTCTTAAAAGCACTAGCTACAGCACCTGCTGCAGCAACTGTTCCAGCAGCACCTACAATTTTAATTCCAGCCTTTGCCATATCATGCTTAAGATCTTTAGCTTTTTTCTGTTGTTCAATCCAATCATCAATATCTAAAGCTTCTTTTCCTTGCTTTTTTCTTTTTTCTTTATATTGATTATATTTTTCAATTACTTCTTTAGTTTTTTTAACTTTATTTTTATTTCCGCTAATTTTTATTTCAATATCTTCGCATAAAGCATCATAATAACCTTCCATAAATATATAATCATAATCTTCATCCATATACATTATAGTTCATCTCCTTTAATTATACAATATAACTGATTTATAAATTTTTCAATAGTATTCCATTCTACTAAGAAATTATCTTCAACTAAAACTGAAAATTTAATACTTTTTGATTTATCACTAAATATAAATAATCTATCATCAATATATACACTAGCATTAAAATATGTTAATAATTTTCTATTACCATCCATTAATTTTGGAAGAGATTTATGCATAACTTCAAAATTATCATGATATTTAAAATCAAAACTTTCAATTTCATAAGCTTTTTTAACTATTTCATTAACAGAACTTGGGTTATTTCCTTCTATGAAAACTTGTCCCATAAAACCTTTATTATAAAATCCTGATTTATTTTCAGTATAATTTATATTAATTATATTAATTAATTCATTATTAAAAGCATCAAGTGAACTATTCTTTTGTAAATATTCAATAACATCTGAATTACTATCTGTTATTTTAAATATAATCATAGTATCATAAGAAATTAAATTAGTATTTAGCATATATACTAGAATAGCATTTAATATTCCTGGATTTAATAAACCTTTAATACAATAAGATTCATTAGTTTCATCCTTATTAGTATCTGTTAAATAACTATTTCTTTTTTCTGTTGGAAAAGTAAATGTAATATTTTCACATTCTTCAGGGTCTAATCTATTTTTAGTATACATAGGACAAAGTATTAAATTCTTAATATAATTAGCAGGAACATCTTTTCTTTTTATAGCTATTAATCTATTTTGCATGTAATCTAAAGTATATTTATTTAAATCAATATAATTCATTAGATTATTAAATTTAGGTACTTCCATAAAATATTTGTCTTTTATATCATTATATTTACATGATTTATTTAAATCTGTTAATATATTAAAAAATTTGTCTCTATTGATAGTAAACATTATATAATCACCTCTTTATATATAAAAATTATAAATGGATGTTTACTTTTTATATAATAAATCTAAATATACTTTAATGAGCTAAACATTTTTTTATAAAACTATATTATGAAAAATATAATTGATTACTAAATGAATTAAGCTAAAAATAATGAGGAAAGGAAAGATTGTCTAGTTTAGTAATCGTAGATACCTTGGCTTGGTATTATAGTTTATAATTTATAATATTTTAAGACAATCGAAGTGATTAATTATGGCTAGTGAAATTACTTTAAAGTATCTTCACCCTTCGATTAAAACTTATATTACTACTGAGAATTATAACTACGATACATCTGTAAGTAGAGAAGTTCTTTTTGTAGCAGACGTTTTTGATCATGGTGTAGATAATAAATTACAACAAGTTAATACACTTTCTGAATATTTATTCAAGTATGGTGAACCTAACCTTGATAAGTATGGTCAGGCAGGTTACAATGTCGAAAAGTGGTTAACTAACGGTAATTCAGCTGTTATTATGCGTTTATTACCTGATGATGCTTCTTATGCTCATGCAATTTTAAACATTCAGTATAAGAATTCTACTAATGGTAAAGCAGTAATCAACGCTGATGGTGATGAAACTAAAATTAATGATGTTTATTTAAGACCTTTAGTTACTTATATTGGTGTTAATAATACATCAGAAGCTTTATTAGATAGTGAATTATCAGAAGATCGTTCTGATTATCCTACTACTGATGGCTATATTGATAACTTTATCTTTATTGCATATCCTGAAGGAAGAGGTGAATATTATAACGATCTTGGTTTTAGAATTCGCTTAAATTCTTCCTATGATGCTAGTATGACAAGCCGTATTTATACTTTTGAAGTTATTAAATACAGTGGTTCTACTTATGATATTATTGACGGACCTTATTATGTAAGCTTTGATCCAGATGCTATTGATCCAAATAGTCAGAAGTCAATGTTTATTGAAAATGTCGTTAATAGTTATTCTGAGTATATTAAGATTAAGTTTAATACTGAAAACTATATTAAGCTTGCTACTATAATCAATGATGAAGTTGATCCTTATATAATCGATATTCTTTCTGGTCAGAGTAGAATTCTTTCTACTGGTGAAAGTGAAACATACTTTAGTTCTGCAACTGGTAAGGATGAAGATGTTCATATTGCTTTAAGAAAATATTCTACAACTGGTATTGCTCTACAGTCAAATGGCGATTATATTTTAAATATTTCTAATAATGATGAAACTACTTCAGATATCGTTGATATTGCTGATAATAGTCGTAGAGTTATTTATAATAATCAGAAATATGTAACTGATTATATGAGAGGTTTCTATAACTGGTTATTAAATGATAGAATTACACAGAACTTAAATTTAGTTATTGGTAATATTTTAAGTGACTTTGCTCCTAATACTTATTTATTAGCAGATAAAGTTAATACTTTAATTTATGCTAATGAAAAGGATTCTGATTCATATCAATATATTTATAATAATACAACATTTGATTCTCAATATGTTGGTAAAAATGATGATAAAAATCATTCTTGGTACTTAAGAACACAAGAAATTATTAATAAAGCATTAAAAGACAAAGATGGCAATTTTGTAGGAACTAATAAAAATACTGGATACGAAAATGTTGATTCAACATATACTTCTACAACACAAATGATAAGCACTATTACAGAAGATGGCTATATTTCTGCTACAGATACTCATTTAATTAGTTATTATCATAATTTTATGAAATATGTTCAATTTATAGCTAACTATGATATTTATAATAATAATGGATTTGTAATTTCTAACGATTATCTTGAGTGTAGTCTATATTATGATTATGTAAAAGATGATTCTGAAATTTATACTATATATGCTTCCAATTCCTCTACTACTACTTATAAAAATCTTTATATGGGAACTCAACAGATTGGAGGAGTTACTCCTTTAAATAAAGAAAATTTTGAAACGTATTTTGGAACAATTTATAAATATATAGTAAATAATATTACTTATTTAACTGGAGTAGATGGTAGTGCTGTAAACCTTGTTTGTAGCTTAAGGCAGCCAACAAAAATTGCTGAATATAAAAATGGTAAAGAATATTCACAATATAATTTTTCTTCTAATAATTCAAACGTAATATGTGTTTATTGTCCAACATATGTAGATGATAGTTCAACAGGTAATGATTCTTCTGATGAATATCTATATATACCAATTGTTGATTTTACTTGTTACGACTCTGACGGAGCTATAAATAAATTTGGTAATTATATAAAAGTCTATAATATTTATGGTGAATCTAAATTACAATCAATTAAAGGAACAAGTGTATCTTCAGGTATGCTTACTAATTTAACTAAAGAAAAACAATTAGAGTTAGTAAAAAAATATTTATATATTCCTAATTCTGGCACTCTACCTAAAGATCATTATGCGGATAGATATACTGTATATCATATAACTGATCCTACTGCCAGTGGTTACAGAATTAATTTTACAAGTAGTACTGTAGTTGACAGTGCCACTATATCATTAGATGAAACTTACAAATTTGAAAGATATTATGATACATTATATAGAATTTATGAAAAATTTGGTGATAGTAATTTTAGTAATTATTTAATAATTGTAGATGGTGAAGCTGACGGTGAAGGTGATATCGAAAACGTTATTGAAAATTATCAAGATTTTATTGATAAACAAAACTATTACACAGTTACTAAAAAATATAAATATTTTAATTTAACTGATTTTATAAGATTTATTAGTAAAATTATGAGTTATACAATAAATATTTATCAAGAAGATATAATGAATAATTTTGTTGGTATTCCTGGTACAGAAAATAAATATCAATTAGCTAATATATCTTTATCTTCATTTGAACTTATAACTGAGTTATCAGATGAAAAAATTTATACACCAATTACAAAACTTCTTTCTAATTATTATTTTAAAAAAGAAGATGTTGAAGGAATACCTGTATTTGATGAAGTATTTACTGAAAAATTAAAGAATGGTAAGTTATCTCAGTGCTATAATAAGGTAGCTAGTTATGCTTCATTAATTTCTAGAGAATTAGATGGTAAGGGTAAAGATACTATTGTTGATGATATTACAAATGCTAAGAAGTATACTTCTATTTCAGCTTCTGATTACTCATTAACAACTATCTTAAATCTTTTTGTTGGTGGTTTTGAATCTATCGTTAATAATCAAGGTTCTATTACTGACTACTCTAACTATTCTTCACTTAAGTATTTAATGAAGACAATTAATAATGATCTTGATTTAAGATCTACTTATTTAACATTATTAAATGTTCATAAGAATACTGTCTTAGACTTAAGTACTGATTTAGCTAGAAATAATGCTTCTGTAATTCTTGGTGATGAAACATTAGATACATTATATACAGCAATGGATACTATTGTAACTGAAACGAATTATTTAATCACAAATATTATTAATACAATTCTTTATCAGACTTATAAAGTACAGGATCTTGAAGTTTTATATAAAGCTTCTGATGATGAACCTTATGCTTATTATTTCTCTGAAAGTGCTACAAATGAAACAGAAATTGACCCATTAGGTATTACATATAATATTAGTAATTATGGTAAAACTAATGATGATACCGTTTATAGAGGTATATTACCAATTCTTGAAAAGATATTAATTAATATTACTGGACAAAACCATTATGGTGACAGCAGAACACCGATTTATGGTGGTCAAGCATTAATTGATATGTATGATGATATTAAGAATGGCTATACTGTAGATGGTTTAACACAAACAAAGTATGAAACAATGTATCAAATTCTTTCTGAAAGCTTAAGTCAATTATCTGATGTTCATAATATTATCACTGCATTTATTAATGAAAAGTATATTACAGAAATTATTAATACTTTAATTGGTACAATTGATGTAGCTAATACTGTTATTAAATACAATGGTTCTTCATATTCTGTAAATACTCTTTGGGAATATTATAATAGCGATGATAATGAAGATTTAACACAGACTGAAGTTACTAATTTAATTAATAATGCTTTAGAAGTTTCACTTAATGAAAATTCATTACCATTAGATTCTTCTACAGCACAAGAATCACCTGTATTACAGTATCCATACTATTGTGCTCAAGATATTATTAATAGTATCTCTATTGCAAAGGAAAATAAGAATATTGTAAAGTCTAATATTGAAAAACAGGATAAGGTTCTTGTATCATTAAATACACTTTGCTATGATAACCTTGTAACTGATATTAATGCTCCTTTAGGATTTGCTGAAGGTTCTGACGGTTGCTTCACTTATGATAATAGTACAAGTGCTGCATTAAGACTTCGTAAGAATAAGATTAATGATGTTCGTATTAAGGCTTATAAGGGTACATGGAACGAAGATGTACTTAATAAGGACTTATATGAATTTGACCATATACTTGATGCTAACTATGAAGATGCAGTTAAGAATGCAATCATCACATTAGCTAGAGATGAAAGACAAGACTTCTTCTATTGGGCAGATACTAAGGTTCAGAATACTATCCAAGATTGCTTAGACTGGAAGACAGGATTTACAAATTCTACTTACTTCATGTCTATTATTTCTCAGTCTCAGGTTTGGTATGATGAATATACATCTAAGAATATTAATTTAACTTCTACTTATATTCTTGCCGATTTACTTGGTAAGCATATTGATAACTATGGTAGACATATGCCTATGGCTGGTTCTAGACGTGGTGTAGTTGGTGGATTTATTTCTAATGACTGGTATCCAAATGAAGAACAGAAAGAAAAGCTCTATACTAATAAGGTAAACTATCTTGAAAAGGATATTACTACTATTAGAATAGGTGCTCAGAATACAAACTATACAACTGGTCCTTTAGGACAGATTAACAACATGCTCGTAATGTTAAGAGTTAAGAGAAATGTTGAAAAAATTGCTAAGACATATCAATTTGAATTTAATACTTCTGAAACAAGAAGTGCAATGGCAGCTGAAATTAATAGTTATTTAACTAACTGGATTAACAATGGTGCTTGCACTGTTGCAACAGCTGATGTTTATGCTTCTGATTATGATATTATCCAGAAGATTGTTCGTGTAGACGTTACACTTCAATTCACTGGTGTAATTGAAAGAATCGTAATTAATATTGATTGTCCTGCTTCAATTTAACATATATATGAGGAGTTAAATTTATATTAACTCCTCATTTAAATTAATTTATGAAAGGAGTTAATTAAATATGTTAATACCTGGCAAAAATATAAACGTGTTTGATATGGACCAAAAAAGAGTTCAGGGTAGCTGGTTTACTGGCAAAATGAACACACAAACATTGGATTTTGACCCTTTAGTAACAGGTTACGCATTTATTGTTTGGACTAAGTTACCATTCTGGGTTGAAAAGACATATGAAAACTTTGCTGATATGACACAAAAGAACTTTAAGTCTTTTGATGGTCTTGCTAATATGGATTTACAAACAGCTCAGTATACACATACTTTTAATGGTAATGCTTATGAATATGCTACATCAATTCAAAAAGCAAATACTAACTTCTCATTAAAGCATCAAGAATTCTCTGGTAACCCAATTAAGAATATGTATCAATTCTGGATTACTGGTATTCGTGATCCTGAGACTGATATTGCTGTATATCCTAGAGCATTTGGTTGTACATATGGTGCTAAAAACCATACTGGCGAATTACTATATATCGTAACACGTCCTGATGCTAACAACGTTACAATGAATAACATTGAATTTGCTGCTTATTATACTGCAGTAATGCCAACTTCATTACCTCTTGGTCACTTCAACTATTCACAGGGTACTCATGATTCACCTGAAATTGATATTAACTTTGTTGGTGACTTACATTTAGGTCCTGAAGTAGATAACTATGCTTATAATGTACTTAGTGATGCTGATAATACTGGTAACAATACTATCTATGCTAAGCCATATCCTATTCTTACAGTTGCAGACTTTGATCCTCAGAATAATGGTGTTTATTCTGATGCTAGCGAAAAGAACCTTGCTACATTTGCTACTGGTGGTTGGGATAAAGAAAATGCTGGTATTAGTATTGACCTTTCTGGTACAGAGTTACTTGCTCCTGCACAGAAAGCAACTAGTGGTACTAATTCAAATAGTAGTTCTGGTACTTAATTATAAAATAAAAAATTTCCCTAAAGGCTTTTTAGCCTTTAGGGTTTTATATTAAAATTCATCTTCTTCTAACATATCAAGTTCATTCTTCTTTTTAGCTTCTGGAGCAAAATTAATTGTACCAGTAATAGCATTTTCAATAGCATTTTGACTAACTTTTTTATAAATTTCATCAAAAGAATCCCATTCCAATGAAGGAAGTAAATGCTTTTTATATAATTCTTTTCTAAAATTAGCCTTATTGACTTCATTTTGATATGCATCAATAGATTGTCCTGTAGGATCGTCAGGATAATATGTAGTAGTAATAAATTCAGCAGTTTGTTGTGCATTCTGAATTTGTTCATTCATATTACCTAATACAAGATAAATAGGAGTAGGAAATCTAAGTTCTAGATTATCAATAGCTATATTTAAATAAGCATTCTTAGTTTTTCTACTAACTCTTTTCTTTTTACCACCAGTTTCTTTAACGAATTCATTCTTATATAATTCTCTAATAATCTTACTATAAAAATTACCAAATTCTTCTTGGTCATTAATAATAGCTCTTACAAAAGGATTATTAGTCATTGTTAAAGACCTAGCAAAATCAATTTCCTGAGTTGAATCAATATAATTGTATGGTACGTTCATCCCTGTGATAATTGATTTTAATAACATTTGAGTAAATTCATTTTCCATTTCTACATCCATACCTGGAACAGTATCACATTATGTTCTATTTGAGTCGTTAATTCAAATACGTTTTAAGAATAGATTCAATATTATTTTTATCTTTATAAGATATTCTAATTAATTTAATATTATGATTTTTACAATATTCATTCTTAATATTATCACGTTTTTGTTGTTTAATTAAATCATCTTTATAATATTGAACTGAATAATGAAATTCTCCATCATATTCTATACAAATATTTTTATCTGGTAAATAAAAATCAAATGGTAAAGTTCTTTCATATTTACAATCATCAAATCTATATTCTTGAATAAAATTAATATTCATATCTTCTAATAATGATTTAATCTTTAATTCTCCAAAAGATTTCTTACAATAAGGACATCTTCTACCACTTAAAAACTTAATAGGTGTAACACTATATTCATTATTACATTTATTATGTTTTACTTTTATTTTAGTAGAATTATTGACATACTTTTCTAAGAAAGTATATTCATCACCAACTAAATTAAAGACTTCTTTTAAAAAAGTATCATTAGTCTTTCTTTTAGCTGAATATTGTTTTTCTTTTGTACATATAGGACAACGTTGTCCATTAGAAATAAAATCATTTGGTTTTAATTCAAATTTATTTCCACATTTTTTATGAATTAAAGTAATATTAGTTTTTGTATTAATATATTCTGATTGTAATTCATATTCATTATTAGTTAATTCTTTAATCTTATTTTTAAACATTTCTGTAGTATATCTAGGATTCTTACAACAATAAGGACAAGTACTTCTATTATTTAAAATATTAGTAGGCGTTACTTCCCAAATATTATTACATTTATTATGTCTTATTTTAATCTTAGTTCCATTATTAATATATTTACCTAATACTGTATATTCGCCATTAAATTTATTATTAATTTCATCTTCAAATTGTTCTTGTGTTTTTCTCATTTAACAATTTACCTTTCTTAAAACTGCTTAAGCATTACACTTAAGTTCAGACTATATCTTCACCATATCTTAAATAAAAAGACTTAGGTGTTTCGCACTGGATTATACTTATAATCACTTAGTCGTTGAGCTTTAATTCTTCTTTTAATATATTATCTATATTATTTATTTCTTTATAAGATATTCTAAGTAAATGAATATTATGCTTAATACAATAGTTATTTTTCTTTTCATCTAAATATTGTCTATGTTTTAAATCTTCATCTGTATCATACCAACATTTTTCAAAATGTTGTTTTCCATCAAATTCAATTAAAATATAATCATTATTTAAGTTAACTCTAAAATCAAATCTTAAAGGTTTATTAATATCTTTATCGTATAAATCATCAAAAGTATATTCTCTAATAAATTCTAAATTATTTTCTTTTAAATAATTATAAATTATTTCTTCACCTGAAGACATATTACATTTAGGACATCTTGTTCCTTGTTTAAAATGATCATAATCTATCATAAAATCATTATTACATAAATTATGCTTTAAATGTAAACATTTGTCTTTATATCCTGTATAATTAGTATCTGGTAAAACTGTATAATTAAAATTATTTTCAATTATATCTTTAATATCTTCTAAAACTAATGTATTATGATTAGAACAATAAGGACATCTTGTTCCATTATTAAAATGATATGGTTTTACTTCATATATATTATTACATACTGTATGTTTTATTTTAACTTTAGTTTTATTATTAATATAATCACTAATTAAAATATATTCACCATTAGTATCATTTTTAATTTTATTATAATATTCTTTAGTTGTATATTTATGTTTTCCAGAACAATAAGGACAAGTACTTCTATTATTTAAAATATTAGTAGGTGAAACCATCCAAGTATTCTTACACTTATTATGTTTTATTTCTAATTTAACACTATTATTTATATAATTACCTAATACTGTATATTCACCATTAAATTTATTATTAATAATATCTTCAAACTCTTCTTGAGTTCTTATTAATGATTTACTTATAGCTTTTGATTTACAATAAGGACATCTTCTACCTTGTAAAAATTTATTAGGAGTTACTTCATAAATATTATTACAAGTATTGTGTCTTATCTTTATTTTAATTGAAGAAGACTTATACTTTTCTAATGCTGTATATTCTTCATTTACTAATTCTTTAACTTCTTTAATAAACTCTTCATGTGTTTTTCTTTTAGTACTCATTTTATTCTTATCCTTTTCAATAATATAAAAAAAAAAGAATTCTTAGTTGCTGATTATCCAATCTTTATAGTTCTTAAGCTATACCGTCTATAATCACTTATTCCGTTTCAGCCTATAAAGCTCTAAGGAATTCCCAGCAGTTCACGAAATTTTACAAATTATCTTTCGATAATAAGGAGACTGATATGTTAATCTCAACTGATCTCTGTCCATCAATAGTAGGAATATAGTAATCTTCAAAACTACCAACACTATTTAAAATAGTTGTAATATTCTTTAAATGACCTGAAGTAAGTTCTTTAGATTTAATATCTCTAATAAATCCTTGAATTGCACCTTCCATGTCGTCATCTAAACCAGTTTCTATATAGAACGCTCGTTTATCACGACCTCTTATAATTTTCTGCATTAAATTAGTTAATAAATGACTTAAATAAATCTTACAGAAAAATACACTCTTACTAATTTTACTTACACCATAAATATCAGTACTACTTAATTTAAGATGATGTATATATTGAGGTTCAATAAACGTCATTTTAACTTCTTTTTTAGTAATATATTCTTCATGTACCAAAGTATATATTAAATCTTTAAACTCCTGATTTCTTACTAAGAAGTCTTTATTAATTTTCTTTGAAATACCTTTAATAAAAATCTGAGATATCAAAGCATATTTAGATTTAATTTGTGTCTGGTCTCTATTAAGATAATCATATCTAGAATTAAATACATCATTAGAACCATAACCTAAACTATCAGAAGTATTGATAGAAGAACCTGTATTACCAGATCTTAATGAATTAGGGTTATTATTTCTAGAACCTTGTTTATCATGTTGTAAATTTATATTATTCTTTTCAATATAAATATAACCAAGTATTTGATCATCAATTTCTAATACTATAATATTTTCAGGAGGTAATTTTTTAAATATACTACCGTTAATATTAATACCTTTCATATCTTTTGATTTTTGTTGTTCTTGTTTCTTCTCAGAAAGAATATCTGTTGGATCTTTATAGAATTTAATATTATTATTAATAGAGTCTAAAATATCTTTTTTAGCTCTTTCAATATTTTCTTTCTTTTCTTTAGCTCTATTAGATGTTTCATTTAAATAAATCATATCATCAAATAAAGAATTAAAATCTTCATCATTATCTAGATTTAACATATCTTCAGTAATATAATCACCATATAAATTTGAATCGTGTTCTAAAGATTCATTTACATTATCTTCTTTAAATATTTTAGTAAATCCTACTTCATATGGCATTAATAAATAAAATAAATCACCTAATTGACAAGCTTCTCTAATATCAGTTCTAATAATCTTTTTAAGATCATAAGTTTTTTCTAATACTTCTAAATTACTATTAATAAATTTATTTTCTGGATTTTCATTTCCTTCAATACTTACTCCATTATAATAATAATTTAAAGATCTTTTAGTTAAATCATCTGGTGATAAAATACAATCTCTAAATAAATCTAAACATTTAGAAACTTCTGGAATATATGAATCAATCAAACGATAATCTTCATATTTAAAGAATCTATCCTTTTCTTCAAGAAAGAATTCACCATTAGAATTTTTAAGCATATTTTCTAATTTTTTAATTCTTCCATTTTTTCCATTATTTTTATTTTTATCGGCAGGATTATTATTAGATGTTTTATTATCCATTTCAATTCTGTTTAAGAATTCCATTGGATTTCCGCCAATTATTGGTTTAAATTTATTATTAATAGTTTCTAATTTTTTCTCAAGAGCCTTTGTAGGATCTAATTCTGTATTATTAATTTGATCAATAGTATTTTCATAACCACCAAATAAAGCTGAATTTATATTTCTGTCTTGTTCGTTTAAATCATCTTTAATATTTTTTTGATTGTTACTTACTTTATTGGAGAAATTGTTACGACTAAACAAACCTATTCTCGTTTTAGTATTCTTTTTAAGCTCTTCAGCTTGCTTTTTATCGTCATTTTTAGCCATTTAATTCACCATCCTTATAAAAAAAAGAAGGCTATTAAAATAATAGCCTTTCTTAATAATATTTTTAAATAATAATTAAAAATCACAGATTATAAAGTGATGTTCTATAGCATCCTTATTTTTAAGAAATACAATAAGATTTACAGCATAATAAATATCATTTTTAGGTGTTTCATATACTCTAATATGAATTGGTGTATATTCTATTTTATTACCACTTTTAAGTTTTTTCTCTTTATAAGAAATTCCATTAATGAATTTTTTATTTAAGAACATTTCAAAGTAAGCTATATCTTCTAATTCATCAATATCAATTTCTTTAATATTATAAGCTTCTACATTATCAACATCACAAACTAATTGAATTAATTCTTTATTTTTATTTACAACTTCTTTAATAATTTCTTCTTTTAAATTAAAATCCCATAAAAGATTATCACTACAATTTTCAGCATAATTATTACAAAGAGTATCTATTTTAGTTATAATAGATTCATCATCACTAAGTTTATAAATAACTGAATTATCATTACAAAATTCTATAGAATCTTTATTAATAACAATTGATTTAATATCTTCTTTAAACTTTGAATCTTTAAATACTGAAAAGAAATCTGATGCATGAACTATTACTCTAAATTCAGTTTCAATAGGTTCATTAAAATCATATTTAATAATTTCTGGAATACAATCTATATCTGCATAAATAGCTTTTTTATTTGTAAGAATATATGAAGGACTAAAGTTAGGTTCATCCTTGTAAATATTCTTCATTATTTGATTAAGATCGTATATTTTCTTTAAGAAATTCTTAAGTTCTTTATCAACTAATTTCATATTTTTAACTCCTTTTAAAACAAACCATTAGGTTAAATTTTAGCCAATTTACTCCTTTATTTTAATATTTCTCTCTAGGATCTTAAAAAATCCTAGAGAGTTTTTTATTCATTTATTCTTCTTTGAATAAATTGTACATTTCTTCATAATCAGGAAGATTATGATATTCAACACAATATCTTACAGAGTCTTCTGATAAAAACTTCTCCATAAATTCTTTAGTTATATCTTTAATAATTTCTTGCTTTACTGGTTTATTATTCTTCATTACAGTTTCATATTCACCAGTTTTTTCACTAACTATAATTCTATTTAAAGCTGTTGAGCTTGAAATATTAAATGTTATAAGAATATTTGGATACATTGCAGATAAGTCTTCATCAATTACAAAATCAAAACATTTATTAGATGGAATACCATTAATTTCACCTACATTATCAATTAATTCTGGTGGAGCAACATACGCACCACTAATACCAATTCTTGTTTCATTATGTGCTCTACATCTATTATTTGAAATTACATAACCCATTTCTCTATAAAAGATATTTACATAATTTCTTAAGCAAACTGTTTTAGTTAAAGCTTTACTAGCTCTAGTATGTGTTAATGTTACAATTGTATGAAGAAGATCTATATATCCAGTATTCTTTACAATAAGCGACAATAGTAATGTATCAATGCAAGAATACTTAAAGAATTTTGTATAATTATCTAAGAATACAGTTTTAATACTAGTATTTTCTTCACTAAGATTTTCTTTACCAAGTCCTGTTTCTTCAAGTCCTATAGCATTCAAGCTATAGGATTCTTTTTTACCTTGAGGTCTTGTAATATTTCCATAAAGTACCATCATATCAAGCCATGTGGTATATCCATAAATATTATAAGTGTCAGTTCTAGCTGTAAAATCATTCTTAGCTTTTTGACTATCATCTTTTCTAAGAACAACTTTCTTTACACAAAAGTCTGAAGGACACATAATATCTTCAGCAGTCATATTAGTTCCTACAAGAATCTTATCAAGTCTATTTTTTAGTGTAAAGATATCGAATCTAGCGTTCCAAGCACAACAATAATCTGGTTTATCTTTATTTACAGTCATAAAGAAATATTTAATGACATCTAATTCAGATTTTAGTCTATAAAGCTTAACTGAAAAATCACCAAAATATTCTCTATAAATATCCTTAACTTCTTTAATAGTTTTAATCTTACGCTCTTTATCATTTATAAACTCTTCAAAAGTATCAGTATCATATTCTTTCATAAATACAGATAGTCTATTAGTTTTAAAATTATAATAAGTTATCATATTTACTTCACATGGTGCATCATCTTCATTAGGAAATCCTGGATAATCTGCACCATCAACTTCAATATCAAATGTTGATATATCAATTGGAATTGAATTTTTCTCCTGATTATTTTCCATGATAAATCTATCAATATAATAATCTGTAATATCTACATCTGAAGAATGAAACTCATTAAATAAATGCATATTTTCAAGTTTTCTTCTTTCTTCTTTAGGTAGACCTTTCTCTGAGAATTTATTATATAATTCTTTAACTTCCAAACGATTAGAATGTTCAGCCATTGATCTATATCTATTTGAATATCTTGCTGTTACTGGTACAACATCTTTAAGAGAAATATAACGATATTCATAACCATTTTTATTATTCTTAAACTGCTTTTCAATATCCTTAGTTATATAATAAGTGTAATTAGGTTTTTCAATAAAAGTATAACCTTTATTACCATCCTTATCTTTATGAACTACAATAATTGAATCAGGGTCATATTCTCCTTTAGTATCATTATATTCAGAGAATGTATAAAAACAATTTACAAACATTGAATCTTTTGGAACATCTGAAAAAATTCTATTTGCCATTTAAATTACCTCCTAAGTTATAGGAAATTGTTAATTTCCAATATAAAAATAAAAGATGAATAAGGATTTTTTATTCCTTATTCATCTCTTCAATTATTTTTAATTATTCGTCAAAATTCTCTTCATCTTCTTCAATATCTAATTGCATACAATTTAAGAATGCTCTTAACATCTTAGAATTTTCTGAACGAGTATCAGACTTTTCAATGTCAAAACAATAAGGATCATCTGATAATTGAGTTTCAATTAAATCCATTCTCATTTTTTCATTGTTTGCAAAAGCATCAAGATAATTTTTATTAATCTCCATAGCTTTTTTATTTGCAGGGTTTGCTAAAGCAAGCCCTATATTTTCCATTTCCAATTATCTTCACATAAGGTCGTTAATCTTATGCAGTTCTCTTATGAACTTCTCTAGTTTTATTTATATCTAGAGTTGAGACTATATCTTCATTGTTATTGGATAATAACAAATGCTCCCCATTTTGATTTAATTAGGAATTATAAGATTATTACTCTAAACCTAAACCACTTGGCTCTACTCTACTCCCTTCTTCAGCTATTCAATAATAGCTTATGGTTTCGATAGTCGTTGAACTTTTAATTAACTTTATCAATATTTAAATTTTCAATTAAAATATTTTCAATATTATTAAAATCTTTATAATATATTCTAATTAATTTAAAATTATTTTTTCGACAGAATTCATCTTTAATTTTATCATTTATTTTTTGATTATTTAAATGATTAATTTCTTTTTCATTATTCTTAAAAGGTTCATAATGAAATTTTCCATCAAATTCAATAAAATATATTAAATTATCTTTAATGATTTTAAAATCAAATTCTAAATTTCTTTTATTTTTACAACCAGTATTTCTTACATTAGTTTCAAAAGATAAATTATATTTTTTTAAATATTTTTCTATTTCTAATTCACCTTTACTTCTTTTACATTTAGGACATCTATTACCATTATTTTTTAAAAAATCTTTTGAAGTCATTTTAAAATCATGATTGCATAGTGTATGATGAAATAAAATTGGAGTTTTATTATTTATATATTCTTTACTTAAAACTTCATATTCATCTCCTACTATATCATAAACTTTCTTTTTGATAATATCAATATTTAATTTCTTAACACCAGCACAATAAGGACATCTATTTCCAAGTTTAAAATTTGCTGGTCTCATTTCAAATATATTATTACATTTATTATGTTTTATTTTAGTCTTTTCATTATTACCATTATATTTTCCAACACTGGTATATTCATTATTTGTTATATCATTAACATATTTAGACCATTGTTCGTCTGTCCATTTAACATTATTTTTCATTTTATAACCACCACCAAATAAAATTATAAAATAATGTTCGATAAAGTTAATTACTTAGCTGCTGATTTTCCTAATAGGAGTTTCCAGCAATTAAAGGAGTTTTACATCAGCAAAATTTACCGATCTTGATAGCATTAGTAGAATAATCAGATTTATATTCTTTATATAAATTACTTTTAACTGGAATATTCTTAATACTTAATTGATCAACACTTCTTGCACTAAATTTAGAAGCAGGAATATGCTTAAGTGTCATCATAAACTTTTCACCAAATATTACTGTATTAGTAATATCTTTAAGCTTAGTACGATCTACACCAGTATAATTATAAATTCTTGCTAGATCAACAATATTTTTAGCTCCATTCAAAGGTGCTTGATGAACTGGAATACCATTTTTAATTATCTCTAAGAGTAGTTCCTCAAGTTCTTCTTCAGATAAATTATCCATGAACTTTTCAATGTTTTCACATTCTTCTTTATCTACTACATTAAGATAGTCAATTAAAAACTTCTTTTCTTCTTCAAGAGTCCATTCATTCCAATTCTGTTCCATCTGATATCTAATATATTTACTATTATAATTAATTTCTGTTTCAATATTCTGAGAAGGATTAAGTCTATTAGAAACACCTAATGGATTTAATATCATATCAATCTGGAAATTAACATTAGAATTTTCATCAGGATTACCAAGACCAGCAAAATCAGTTACTTTAGGCATTTCATCATCTGGTCTAATTTCTGAAACAACACCTTTATCTCCGTAACGTCCTGCCAATTTAGATCCAATAACTAATGAGCATTCTTCAAGAATAGTAAACTTAATTCTTAGATGATCAAATAGATTATCATTTACTAAAAACTTATTATTCGGATCAACTAATCTACAATAATAGTTATAAAGATCTACTAAATCCTTACTAACTTTATTATCTGAATTAGTAACAATTGGTTCAACATAAGCAATAAAATTCTTATAATAGTTTTGCTGCTTATCATAGTAAATCTTAATCTGCTTATTATATGTTGTATCTAAGACTTCTTCAGGATTTTCAATATTAGAAATAACTTGAAGATCAACTACTTTACCATGTCCTCTATACTTTACATCTTCAGAAATAAGATTAATAGTATCTGCTAAAGTAATTGGAGCAGTTGAATAATTAATTCTTCTTGTTGCACATAATAGTCCATCCTTACAATCTTCACCAATATCTGGAAAAGACTTATAGAATTTCTTATTACCATACATATTTACAAATATATCATTAGTGTTTAATGATACATCTACAATCTTAACTTCATAGTGTCCCATTTTCTTAGAAGTACTTTCACTAATTACAATAGCATCTTCATTTGTTAGACCGCCATAAGTCAAATAAACAACATTAAGATTTCTTCCATGAGTTAAATTCATTTCTTCATCACGGTTATTATCTTTAAATAATACTGTATTATTTTCAATAATGTCACCTTTTTCTAATGAATCAATGATTTTATTATCATGCTTATAACCATATTTTTCTGTAAGATGAGTACATTCATTTCTTTGAATTACATGATATTCACCTGGATTAAATTCTGGTTTAATACCATTCTTTAAATTCTTAGTTTCTTCTTCACTATTCTTAATCTTCTTAATGATTAAATCATAGTTATAGTCATTCTTTTCAATCTTACAAAGAACCTTCCATTTACCTTTTAGTTGGCAATATCCTGAAGAATACTTACCCCATTCATTCTCAAATCCAGTATAAATTAAAGGTGCTTGAGGTTCTAATACCTGTAGTCTTTGTTCTAAGTGCGATGAGTCCATTTGAGCTCTGTTGGCATCAGTTGAAGCTAAACCTGGAATCATACATGTTGGACCTAAGAAAGAATGATTATCTTTAAATTCATTCTCTCTTTCTTCTACTAATTCAATCGGATGTTTGTGCATATAAATTTTCCTCCTATAATTTTATTTGTCTTTATATGACAAATTAATAATATATGTTTATTTATAATTATTAAGAATTCCTTCTAAGATACTTTCAATATTATCAAATTCAGTATATGGAATTCTATATAAGTCAATATCTTCATGTTGTTTACAATAATTATCTTTAATAGAATCTCTTTTCTTCTGTAGTTCAAAGTCCTTTGAATAAAATTGTTGCTTATAATGAAATTCTCCATCATATTCTATAAGAATTATTCTATTATTTTTTTCTAATTTAAAATCAAATGGAAGAACTCTTTCATTTTTACAATCTTCAAAAGTATATTGAGTTTCAAAATTATAGTTATTATCTTTAAGCCATTTAGCTATCCTTTCTTCTCCTTTTGATCTTTTACATTTAGGACATCTTTGACCTTTTAAGAAATTATTTGGAGTTACATAATATTCAAATCCACATTTTTCATGTTTAATTTTTATATTAGTATCTGTATTTATATAATTTCCTATAACAGTATATTCATTATTTACTAATCTATTAACTTCTTCTTTAAAATCTTTTAAAGTTTTTTTAATATTATTAGCACATTTAGGACATCCAAAATGCTGTAAAAAATTTCTAGGAGTTGTTTCATAAATATAACCACATTTATGTTTTACTTTAATTTTAGTTGCATTATTAATATAAGGACTTAATACTGTATATTCATTATCACCATAAAGCTTATTAACATCTTTAATAAATTCTTCTGTAGTTTTCTTATGTGTTTTACTACAGTAAGGACATCTATCTCCATTATTAATAAAGCTATGAGCTTTTACTTTATATTCTTTATTACATTTAAGATGCTTTAAAGTTATAAAGTCTTTATTGTTATTATATTCACTTATTAAAATATATTCATCATTAGTTAATTCTTTAATTTCTTTATCAATTGTTGAAGTAGTTTTAATAGGATTATATTTTCTACAATAAGGACATCTTTGACCTTGTAAAAAATGTGTTGGTTGAATTTCAAATATATTATTGCATTTATTATGACGAAATTTAATTTTAGTTTTATTATTAATATATTTACTTAGTACAGAATATTCATCCTGTACTAAGTCATATATTTCATTTAAGAACTCTTTATTAGTTTTAGTCTTCATTTATTTATTCATCATCAATATCAAAAGTAAAGTCATCATCACCGAGCTGAACAACATCAACATCTTCATAGATGGAATCTTCAAGCTCTTCAAGATTATCATATTCTTCACCTTCAAAGCCATTTGAAATAATATTAGGCTCTTCTGTAAAATGCCAAGTATCATTTACTTTAGCGCCAATTGATAAAGCTCTTGTAGTACCTGGGTCATTATTCGATGTATAAATTACATCGATATTCCCGATCATCGATGGGTCCAAAGTTTTACCTCTGATCTCACCTCTTGAATTAGAAATACTTTGATTTCCTGCAATAGTTAGCTTCATTTTATTAAGAATATCTATACTATCTACATTATTCATATATCTAAGATTATCTGCTGTTTTAATCTTTTTAACAAGAAAATCTGGTTGAATATTACTAAATAATGATTCAAGAGTTTTAAGTGTAATGTTTTTTCCATTAAGAACTCTTAATACACCCTGAGTCCATACTTCTAATAGTGGAAAAATAAAGCATTCATTAAGTCTTAATCTCTTATTAGCCAAGTCATCATTGTTCTGATATAAAAGACTATCATAATTAATTAAAAACCATCTTAAAAGGCTATAAATATTTTCTTTATCTCTATCTGGAATACGAATAACTCTTTTAGTAGTATTATCTAAAAGTCTTTCAAAAGAAGCTTTTACAGATTTACCTTTATTATCAAAATTAGTTTGATTTTTAGTAAAATAACTACCGAGTTTTCTAATCCAATAATCTTTATCATCAATCTTTTCTGTTGAAACTTTATCTTTCTTCTGAAAAGCATTGACAAAAGTAAATACCATTACTTTATTTTGTAATGATTCATCCATATACTTTTTAGGAACTGATAAATAAAGCATTGAACCAAGTTTAAATAAATAATCATCTTCATGCTCATCAAAGTCAATTCTTTTCTTATCAATAATTTCAAAAGTATCTTCTAAATCAAAGTATTTAAGAGTATTAGTAATTCCAAAGTTAGCAAAGAAATAAATAAAGATTGGAATCTTAGTATTAAAGATTTTACTGAAAGTATAATAACCTTCAATTTCTTCTAAAGTATTTTCTGGGGTCATAGAAATATTCTTTTTACTAACAACAATAGGTTGTAAAGAAGTTCTCATTGTAATACTATTATTAGTCTTATATGTTTCTGCATCAACTATCTGAAAGATTGGATAATATTTTACATCATCAATAAGATAATAACAACCATCAATTAATTTTGGGAAATATAATTTCTTCTTAATTAATTTTGTTTCAGAACTCTTTGGATCTTTTAATTCAAACTTAATTTCAATAGCAATAAGTCTTGAACGTTCATAAGGAATATCTGTAATATCCTTTGATGGTTTATAAAGAGTTCTTTCATCAATCTTTTTAGCTCCCAGAAACTTAATACCTTGAATACTTTCTAGACTACTACAAGCATCTGAGATATGTTGAAGAATATCATCTTTCTCTTTAAGATGAAATATTTCTTCATTAAATTTTTCTGGAATTGAGTTATGCAACTCTTTTAACATCTTATTCCATTGTGCCATAATTTTTCTCCTTTTTATTTAAGATAAAATTTTATAAAATTAAAAATTATATTTTTTAATCTTACCCTTTAATAATATATATTTTATTTTATAAATTTAAATTTTAAAAAAATAAATAAAAATATATTAAATTAAATTTATAAAATTAAATTTATAAAAAATATAAAAAGAATTGATGTTTAAATTTTTTAACTCTGAAATGTTTAACACAGTTATGGAAATTTAAATTTAAATTCAAAATTTTAAGTACTAACATAAAAGTATAGAAAAGTTTTTTGGTATACCAAGAACTTAAAATTAAAAATATAATTTAAAGGAGTAATTATTATGTCTACAAAGAAGATTATTAAGAAGGCTGCTACTACAGCTACTACAGAAACTAAGGCTACTGCATCTACAGTTAAGCCATCTAATATCACTAATGTTGAAGATTTTTATGCTATGATCAGAGATCAGTATAATGCTACAAATGAAAAGAAGATTACTAAGGAAGAAGTTTCTAAGGTAATTCAGGCATTCTCTGAAAGCTTTACTGAATATGCAAAGAGTTCTACATCTGATGAAACAACTTGCATTCTTCCTAGCATTGGTCGTTTCAAGATCAAGGTTAAGGAATCTTACGAAGCTACAAATCCTAAGACAGGTGATAAGGTAACTGTACCTGCTAAGAAGAGAATTTCTTTCAAGGCATTCCCAAGATTCTCTGATTCTATTAACGCTGAGTAATTTATTTTTGTTTTCGAAAAACCCTTAAGGAGTAAAATCCTTAAGGGTTATTTTTTCTTTAGTCTAATAAGAATTATTACCCCAAACAATCACTTATTAAATTATAGAAAGGAATGATAAGTATGAGAGGTATGAGTGATAATGAAATATCTTTAAATAAACCAATTAAAATGTGGAATAATATACCTTTGGATTCTAGACAAATAACTCCTTCTTTAAATGAGTTAGATGAAAATATTAATTATCCATATGTAGGTATGATTTTCTATTCTCAATTTGAAGATGATTATTACAAAGTATTATCAGTTGAATCTGGTTATAGAATTGGTAGAACAGGTAGTATTGTAAGAGCTTCTAGCGTTAATAATGTTGACAAGAATATGGAAATCTCAGGATATTTTGTTGGTGAATATGAACAATATGTTCTTAAAGGTAATACTAATACTATGATCAAAAAAGCTTATATTGATGATGCTGGTTATTTACACATAGTATTTGCAGATGATCAAGATACCAATGTTGGTTATGTTATTGGTGATCCAGGATATTGCCCTCAAATTTCTGAAAATAGTGATAATGATATGGAAACATTATCTAATTTAATTTACAAATTAGATATTCAATATTGCGATGAATTAACACATTTAAAGAAAATTTTAACTACTGAGAATTTAATAGGTCCTTATGTAGTAAATATTGAAGATCAATTAGATGATGATAATAATAAAACTGGTTATTTAGTTTTTACTTTAAATACTGGTGAAACATATACAGTAGGACCTTATGGAATTAAATCAATAGAGCTTAAAGAAAATAGTGATGGTTCTAAGGAATATTTAATAATTACTTATAATGATGGTACTGAAAGTAATTTAGGTAATGTTCGTGGTAAAGATGGTTCTTCTGTAAATATTAAAGGAACTTTACAGAATAAAAGTGATTTACCTTCAAATGCTTCTAAGGGTGATGCATATATTGTAGGAAAAGATCTTTGGTTCTTTTATACAAGTTGGTCTAATGTTGGACAAATTGTTGGTGATGATGGTTCAACACCTGATATAACTCTTAAGTATAAAATTATCAATCCGTCAACCAATGATGATGATCAAAGACAAATATTACATATTGAATTCTTCAATGGTAAAACATTAATTGATACACCCATTGAATTTAGATTACCCTTCTCCCCTGAAATTAATATTGTATCTAATACTGAAAGCACTTTTAAAGTACAGTTTGTTGCTTATACTAATAAAGGTGATCGTATAGAAATTAATTCTCCTAATTTAAAAGGTGAAGATGGTTCTTCTATTAATATTAAAGGTTCTATAGATACTTATACTGATTTAATGGCTTATGCTACTACCGCTAATGAAGGTGACGGTTATATCGTTGATAATGAAAATGATACAGACGATGGTCATCTTTGGATTTATACTGGTGATACAAGTATAAATGATAGTAAGCATTATATGGGATTCTTAGATGTAGGTAAAATCAAAGGACCAACTGGTAGTGATGGTGACAAAGGTGATAAGGGTGATGATGGCTATCAGGTTAAATTTAGAATTAATAAAAAAGACGATGGTACTACTTGGATTCAATATTGTTATGTAGATAAAAATAATAATGAAGTTTCTACTTATGAGGATTTAATAGATATTGTTGAAATTACTGGTGCTGCTGGTATTAGTCCAGAAGTTGAAGTAATTAAATCAGATGACTCTACAATATTAAAGATTACTGATAGTACTGGTATTGTTTATACAGATAATTTAATAGGATCTCAAGGTAACAAAGGCGAAGATGGTCAATCTATTGAAATAAGATATAGTAATCAAGAAATTCAATATAGATATTTTATTAAAGATAGTGAAGATAATAAGACTTATCTTTATGGAGAATCTTGGAATTTATTATGTACTATTCCAAAGATTACTCAGGAAACTATTGATAATGGATTTAAATTAACTATTGGTGATGATACTTATGTTATTACTAATGGTAAAAATATTACATTAAGATATAATGAAAATTCTAGCTATATTGAATGGCAATATGTTGGTGATAAAACATGGACACCATTAGTTTCTATTAATGCTATTTCAGGTTCTGATGGTCTATCAGCTTATCAAATTTGGTTAAGCTTAGGTAATGAAGGTACTGAAGAAGACTTCATTAATTCACTTAAAGGTGAACAAGGCGATAAAGGAGATAAGGGAGAAACAGGTGAACAAGGTGTTTCTTTAAAAAGTATTGAATTTGTTAAGAGTTCTTTAGGAAATACTTCTGGAATTGCAGGAGCTACAGATACTTATAAATTTATATTTAGTGATGGTAATGAAGTTTCATTTGATATTGCTAATGGTACTGATGGTAAAGAAATTGAATTAAGATCAACTGAAAGTACTATTCAATGGAAATATGTAACTGATACAGAATGGAAAGACTTATTAGAGATTTCTACTATTACTGGCTCAGATGGTGAAGATGGTAAGAATGGTATTGATGGTAAAAATATTGAAATAGGAAATATTACAACTAATATAGTTACTGATGAAAAAGATGTTTCTATTATTACTTCATTAAATAGCTCTTTAAGTACTGATGAAAAAAATGTTTATGATTTTACTTTTAATATCCTTAAAGGAGAAAAAGGTGAACAGGGTGATAAAGGTGAAACTGGTGAACAAGGTATTCAAGGTGAAAAGGGCGAAGATGGTAATGATGGTAGAGAGATTGAATTAACTGTAAGTGATAATTCAATTCAATGGAAATATACCGATGAGTCAGAATGGAAAGATCTTTTAACTATAGATCAAATTACTGGTGCTGCTGGTAAAAATGGTAAAGATATTGAAGTTGGTAAAGTTACTACTATTTCTATTGAATCAACTGAAGATCCAATTGTCACTGTTACAATAAATAGCTCCTTAAGTACTGATGAAAAGAATGCTTATGATTTTTCATTTAGTATACCAAAGGGAGAAAAAGGCGAACAGGGTGATAAAGGTGAAACTGGTGAACAAGGTATCCAAGGTGAAAAGGGCGAAGATGGTATTGATGGTATAGACGGAAAAGATGGACAAGATGGTAAAGATGCTTCTGTAAGCATTATTGAAAATAAAGATAATGATGATTTTACTTATAAATTAGATATATCTTATACTAATGGTGAAGATACTGTAGAATTTACTACACCAAATCTTAAAGGTGGTATTAATGAACTTTATAAGATTATAGAATCTTTACCAGATACTGATACTAACGATGAATATGATACAAATCATATTTATTTGGTATTAAAAGAAGATAATGAAGAAATAGTTTCTAAAGAAAATAATTATGATAAATATATTATATTATCCAAAGATGAATATGGTAATATTATTTGGGAAAAAATTGAAACAACAGAAGCTTCTGGAAATATTCTAGTAGTTTGTGATGAACTTCCTGATATTGAAACTGCTTCAACTAACTTCATTTATTGTTTATTAACTCCTAGTTATGAAAGAGGTCTAAATATAGGTTTATTAGATAAAAGTTCAATAAATAATAAGAATTATTATGAAGAATGGATAGTTATTGTAGATGAAGAAACTGGAACAAAATCTTGGGAATTATTAGCACCTCAGTTATATAGAATTTCAGAAAAAATGATAGATTATGTTTGGGATATTAATGAAACTTATACTGTATTTGATGATTGGGATGATACTACCGATATTTCAGATTATCAAAAAGACTTTGGTGATATTACACCACTTTCAAACTTCGTCTATAGAATTGAAGGAAGTAATTTAATTTTAGTTAAATATATTGGTAGCGGTGATGTTTATTTAAATATCGCACCAAAATATAAAATAGGTGATAAAGTTTATACTGTAACTGAATTAGATGGTACTTATTATGAAAATAAAACTTATTATCAAATTGATAGTGAAGGAAATACTTCAGTTTATAATTTTGATACAAGTTCCTTTAGCTATGATGGTAATAATATTGAAATAACTCAAACAGTCTTAACAGGTCCTCAAGTATATAGTTTATATATTGCAGATACTGTTACTAAGTTAACAAGAGTTTTAATTAATACATCAAATATTCCTAAATATCATATTCCAGAAGGAATCGAAACTATTGGTGATTATGCTTTCTATAGTTCAGCTAACCAAACAATGGTATTTGAAAAGTTAAGTGCAGATGGTAAAACTGCCGTTCAAGTAGGCTTTGAATCATCTAATATTAAGTATATTGGTGAATATGCTTGTGCTTGTACTACTAATATGAGAATGATTACAGACTCTGGTACTACAACAAACTATTTAACAACTCCTGCTGGATTAAAAAAGATTTCAAACTATGCTTTCTATGGAGCAGGTCAAATTGCTCACGTAGATACAAGAAAATCTTCTAATTTGTTTGTAGGTAAAGGTGCTTTTGAAAGATCTAACTTAAGTGCTGTTCAATATTTATCTCCTACAACTTATTACACTGATAGTGCTTTCTTAGGTTATACAGCTTTATACCATGATACCAGAGTAGTTGGTAGTGGTGGTATGTATTTCTATAGTCAAGATACTATTGGTTATAACTATAATGATACAGATCATACTCAGGCTAGTGAAACAGCAGTATTAAATGTAACACTCAATACAGTTGATCCTAGCTTTGAATAATAATTAGAAAGGAGAAATTTGTTATGGCTACTGATACAAGTAAATTAATGGATGATGAAGTACCTATGACTGCTGATGACGGAGTGTCTCCTATAGACAGTATTAATAAGTATTTCTTCTTAGATTTTAATGGTCTTAAAAGAGATCATATTAGATTCTTAAACTTTTTTAAACACTCTAATTTATTTGATATAGATACACCTAGCTTTGAAAGAATTGATGTTTATAATAAAGAACCATTATTATACAAAACAAGTTATGATGAATTTGGTCATGCAAATAAACTAATTGAATTACCTCCTTGTATATTTATTGAAGATGATGAAGATTTAATGGAATTAATGTTACAAAGTGATGGGAGTTATAAACTCCCATCTACTCTTAATTCCACACAATATAATTACTATACAGGAATGGGTAAGATTTTAACTAATATTATTTATTTAATCTCAAAACCTAATAGTGAAAATTCAATTAGTAATAAAGATGGTAAAGTATTTAATAATGCAAATAATTCTTATTATGAATATATTTTAACATCTATTGAATATAATAATTCAACTGGTTTATATGAATTAGAATGGGAAATGCTTGGTGGTAGTGAAGGTTCTGGTGTTGCAAGTAGTGATATTAAATTTAATTCATTAGTTAAAGTTACTACTTTAGATAGTGATTCAGAAGCTTCTGCATATTTAGACGAAGATATTTCAGATGATTTAACAACTTATACATTAAATTTAAAAATTCCAAAAGGTGATAAAGGTAGTGAAGTATTATTAAGAGTTGATGAAAATAATATGCTTCAATATAGCTATGAAGATAGTTCTAATTGGAATGATTTATTTAATTTAGAAAATATTCGTGGTGCAGATGGTACATCTGTAAATATTATTGATAGTTTATCTAGTACTAAAGACTTACCTACATCAGGTAATACTAATGGTGATGGTTATTTAATTCTTGGTGAGCTTTGGGTATATACTGGAACAGATCTTGAAGATGATTCACATACTAAAGGATTTAATAATGTTGGTAGCATTCAAGGTCCAAAGGGTGATAAAGGTGAAACTGGTGAACAAGGTATTCAAGGTGAAAAAGGTAAAGATGGTACTGATGGTATAAGTATTACTAAAGCTGAAATCGTTGATAATGAATTAATATTAACATTTAGTGATAATACAACCACTAATCTTGGTAATGTAAAAGGTGAACAAGGTGTAGAAGGTAGATATATTTATTCTGCTGAAATTAGTACACTTGGTGGATTAGTTTTAAGATTTAGTGATGGTTCAAATATGGATGTTGGTATGGTAAGAGGAACAAGTATTACTGATATTTCTTATACATTTACATCTATGGAAGCTGATGCTACTAGTGGTGATGGAACTGAAAAAGGTACTTCTGATTCTTATGATTATTATTGGATTAATTTTAATAATGATGTAGATTCAATATTAATATCTATTCATAATGGTAAAGATGGTGATAGTACTGAATTAAGAGTTAATGATGATTACATTCAGTGGAAGAATTCTTCAAGCTCTAGTTGGACTAATCTTATTGCTTTAGAAACTCTTAAAGGAGAAAAAGGTGACAAGGGTGAAACTGGTGAACAAGGTATTCAAGGTGAAGCAGGAATACAGGGTGAACAAGGCGAAAAAGGTGATAAGGGTGATGATGGTAACTCTATTATTTCTACCAAAATAGATTCAACAGGTCATCTAATATTAACATTTAGTGATGAAACTACTTTAGATGTTGGTAAAGTAGTTGGTGCAGACGGAAATGATGGTAATAATGGTATCGATGGTGATAGCATTGAATTACAAATAACTGATGATTACATTCAATGGAAAAAGTCTTCAAGTTCTGAATGGACTAATCTTATTGCTTTAGAAACTCTTAAAGGAGAAAAAGGTGACAAGGGTGAAACTGGTGAACAAGGTATTCAAGGTGAAGCAGGTGAAACTGGTACTGATGGTAAATCTATTACAGAAGCCATTATAGATTCTTCAACAGGTCATCTAATATTAACATTTAGTGATGAAACTACTTTAGATGTTGGTAAAGTGGTTGGTGATGATGGTAAACAAGGTGATAAAGGTGACGATGGTAATAATATTGAATCAGTAACTTTTGTATCAAGTACACAAGGCGATAGTGCAGGTATTGCAGGTGCGGTAGATACATACCAAATATTATTAACAGATGGTAATACATTTGAGTTTACTGTTACTAATGGTAAAGATGGTACTGGAAGTGAGTCTACTATTTTAGTTGATACTGAAATGAGTGATGCTAGTGAAAATGCTGTACAGAATAAAGTAATTAAGAGTTATATTGATGATTTAGTTGGTGATATTAATACTATTCTTGATTCATTAGTGGAGGTGTAATGTAATATGAGTACAATTGCTGAAAAATTAAATGCTTTAATATTACAGAAAAAAACACTTTCAGATAATTTAAATACAAAAGGTGTTGAAAGTTCTGAAGATGAAAAATTCAATACTTTAGTTGAAAAAGTATTAGATATTGAAACTGGTATAGATACTTCTGATGCAGATGTAACTAGCGAAGATATTCTTGAAAATAAAATAGCTTATTCTAATGGTGAAAAAGTAATTGGTAGTATTCCTTCTTTAACCGAAAATACTTATATACCAACTACTGAAAATATAACCATAAATTCTGGTAAATATATTTCAGAAGACCAAACAATTTTAGGAGATTCTAATTTATTAGCTGAAAATATTAAAAGCGGTGTAACTATTTTTAGTGTTGATGGCACATTTACTAATATTGAAGATGGAGAAACTGCAGTAACTTCAGATGATATTAAGAAGAATTTAGTTGCTTATATAAATGGTGAAAAAGTAATTGGTAGTGCTTATACACTTAGTCAAGAATTTGTATATACTCCAGATACTACAGATCATTATCTACAAGCAGGATTTTATAGTGGTATAAGTCTTCCTGGAGATGAAAACTTAATTGCTGAAAATATTAAAGAAGGTGTAACTATTTTTAATGTTGAAGGCACGTATAAAGCTGATGAAGGAAATACTGAAGGAGGTATAGATACTTCAGATGCTGATGCTACTGAGAATGATATACTTTTAGATAAAACTGCTTATGTTAATGGTGAAAAGATTGTAGGTACAATTGAAAGTTTAGATACTACAACTTATACACCAACTGTTGAAGATATTATTATTACTTCAGGAAAGTATTTAAGTGGTGATCAAATAATTAAAGGTGATGAAAATTTAGTAGCTGAAAATATTAAAAGTGGCACTAAATTATTTGGTATAGTTGGTACATATGAAGGTGGTACTACTGAAGAAGCTGGAGATTATTTATTATTAGATTGTACTAATATTACTGATGCCGATAGTATAATTTCTACTTACGGTGAGTTGGTATATATTAGTGAAGATGACGGTGCAAGTTTTACTTCTCTTAAAGACTTAAATGATTCAAATGGTGGTACATCAGCAGACTCAAATGCTAACTTTGTTGCAAGTAAAAATACATATAATGGTATTTGTATGGATAACTGGACTAGTACTTCTAATAGTGGTTCTATATTATTTATTACACCTATTGAAATGACTACTGGAAAAGGTATTTTAAGATTAAAATATGGAGAAAGTTCTTGGATGAATACTACCCTTACTTTTAATTTAATAGAAGTTACTGGAGATAATGATGCTGAAAATATTGAACAAGCTATTCAAAAAATAGCAAATTCAGATTTTACAGGTCAATTAAGTATTTACTGTGCTGGTTCAGCTTCTGGTATAGATAGTTATAGTGCTACTTCAAGTATTCCTAATGGAAATTATTTAATATATGTTACTGGTACTTCAAAAAAAGCAAATAGTTGTTTTACTTATATTGATATTGAATGTATTTGTTATTAATATAGAAAGGAGAATTTGAATTATGATTAAATATTCTAAAGAAATTGTAGAAAAATATTCTTATAAAGAAATTACTCCTAGTATATATAAAATATATCTAAGAGAAAATATAAGTAAAAAAAATGATAATTTATATCTTTATAATGAATATTCAATTTTAATATCTTCTAGTGAAGAAAATATAATTAATGATATTGAAACTAATTTTGATAATTATATAGAAAGAGCAAAAGTTGAAGAAGCTTTAGAAAATAAAGAAAAGGAAAAAGAAAACTTAAAACAATCTTTAACTAATACTGATTATCAAGTAATTAAATGTGCTGAAAGTTATATGTTAGGTTCTGTTTTGCCTTATGATTTTTCACAATTATTATCTAGTAGAACAGATATTAGAAATAGAATTAATATATTAGAAAGTGATGAAGAACTTTCTGAAGAAGATGCTTTATTAGAAGAAAAAAATAAAAAAATTACTGAAATGTGTGCTATATGTCAAACTACTATTACTAATGGTATTGATGTAAATGATGAACATTATAGATTAAATACAACTGATCAAATAAATCTTACATCATTATATTCATTAGCACAATTAGGTCAAAGTGTTCCTTATCATGCTGATGGTAAAGTATGTAAAATATTTACACCAGAAGAAATGATTACATTAGTTCAAACTGCTACTGCTTGGATTACATATCATACAACTTATTATAATCTTTTAAAGAATCAGATCAATGAAATGGAAACTGTTGAAGAGGTTAATAATGTTTATTATGGTATGACACTTAAAGATGAATATCAAGCAATTATTAATTTAATAACTGCTTCATCTAACAACTAAAAAAAAATAATGACATATAGAATTTTCTATATGTCATTATTTATCACCTTCTTTCTTTAACCTTTTTCTTCTTACTTCAGAAGATGTGTAAGCTTACCATTCTCATCAATGAGATAAGTAAGGATTACACAAAGCTGGAACAAGGAATCTTCGTCAAGGTAACCGATGACATCATTTGTCAAATCAGTTGTATAACAAAGTTTTCCTTCCTTATTAAGGATGGCAGCTTCCCAGAGATCGTTTTCAGATCCATAACTACCAGGAAACTTGATGAAGGAAATTCGCCAACCGTTAGGAGCATTGAAATTGCCTTGATAACCTACACCCATTTTGTGAGGGTTAATAGTGACAGTTCCAAGCTTACTAATCTTAGCTCGTACTTCATCGGAAAGGTTAGTGAAAGAATTGTTAGTAGTAAACATAATGTACCTCCAATTGATAATTATTTATACTATTTACCTTTATTGAACTCTTATACGGTATATATGGTTTCAACCAAGAGTTTTTAAGGGAACATATAAACTCCACACTTAATTAAAAGAAGCAGTGGATTCATTATCTCTCTTATTACATAACTATAATATATATTTAAATTTATCATTTAAAACGTTCTATTATATTTATACGAAAGGTCGTTATATTTTTATGAAAGTTATATTAAAAAATTTTTTAAAAGAATTAGTATTATTTACAATAGGTGGAGTAATCTATAATTTAATTGAAATAGCTTATAGAGGATACACACATTGGTCCATGTTTATAGTAGGCGGTATTTGTTTTTGTTTAGTTGGTTTAATTAATGAATTTTTTGATTGGGACTTTCCTACTTTTCATTCACAGTGTATAATAGGTGCAATTATTATTACAACATTAGAGTATATTTCAGGATATATTGTTAATATAAAATTAGGTTGGTATGTTTGGGATTATTCAAATAAATTTTTAAATATTAACGGTCAAATATGTTTGCAGAGTTTTGTCTATTGGATCATACTAAGTGCTATAGCTATTTTACTAGATGACTATATACGTTATAGATTTTTTAAAGAAGAAAAGCCTCATTATAAATTATGAAAAAAAATAAGAACGAATTAATTCGTTCTTATTTTTATCACCTCCTTTTACTTTAGTGTTATGTATTACTCATTTATACGGAGTAAATATGCAACTCTTTCTCGTTCCATAATAGCAAGAGCTTTCTTGCATTCATCTTCCTGAAGGAAGATGAGATTTCGACGAATGACATCAACAAGACTGTCTCTAGTCTCATAGTAGTCATCAACGACATAAGAGTCGTTTTCACTTACATAGTGAACGAGAGTTTCAATCATTTCAGTGATCTGTACATATGTTTTCATAGTTGTCTTTCCGCCACCCATTAAATATTTTAAGATAAGCAAGAAAATCGTTTTTCGGGTGTCTTATTGTTCTTACACAATTATAATATATATTTAGAAATATTATTTAAAACAAATAAAACGGATATAACCTTTAATTGGTTATATCCGTAATTTTATAATTATCTAAATCTTCACCTGAAATAAGTGGTGGTTTTTTTACATCTAAATAATATTTACATTTAAGTTTTGGAGTTGGTTTAAATTTAAGTTTAATTAAACATGTATCACAATCAATATATTCTTTACAATCACCTTTATCATGTTTATAGAAAAAGAAACATCTTGGACAAAGACATTCATTACATTCTGGAAAATAATACATTTTAATTCACCTCTTCTACCCATGAATATTTAATATTATATAAAATTTTTTCATCATTATCATTTAATCTTAAATTATATGTTTGCGTTAAAGTATTTTCATTAATTACATCTACATTATTAAATTCTTTAAAGTCTTCTTCATAGTTAGTTTTAATGCTAACTGTATCATAATGTTTTATTACAGTTGGTCCTTTAATAATTATACACATTGTAATAATAAAAACAAATACTAATAAAACAACTGTAATAAGATTTGGATCTTTTCTCATATTAATATTCCCCCTTAAAATTTTATTAACCGAACATCAAGTTATATTTTATTATAAAGGAGTTGTTTGTATGAGTATTAAAACTTATTCTTTTAATGATAAAACTCAATTAACAAATAATTTTAATGTATCCGAATTCAAATGTAAATGTGGTTCTTCACATTCTACTAAATTATCATCTGAGCTAGTTGAAATGCTTCAAAAAATGACAGATCTAATTAAAGCAGATTATGTTCTTATTAGCTCTGGTTATCGATGTTCAACTCATGATAAAAATGTTGGTGGAACAGGAACTGGTCCACATACGGAAGGATATGCAGCAGACTGTCAATTTGTAAAGAATGGAAAACCTATTAGTACTAAATTATTATCTTGTGTAGCACAAGATTTAGGTTTTAAAGGTATTGCAAATATTAATAATGATTATACTTATATTCATTTAGATATGAAGAATAGAACTTATAAAGGTAATGAAATAATTAATTATAATACTGTAACTTCTGATTTTTATAAATATTATGATATTGATAAAAAAGATATTATAGCTTTAGAAGAAGGAGAAACAAGTACTTCAAGTACTGTTAATACAGTTACAACTAATTCTAATTCTTCTACAAATAGTCTTAAAGTAATTTGGTCGAATAAATATGACGAAGAAATTAAAGATTTACAAAAAATATTTGTAGAAAAAGGATATACTTTAACAGTTGATGGATATGCTGGAAATAATACTTATAATGTTGCAAAGAAATTTACTGTTAATAAAAATGATAAAGGTTCTTTAGTAAAATGGGTTCAAACAAGATTAAATAATATGGGCTATTCTTGTGGTACAGCAGATGGTATATGTGGTAATAATACTTTAAATGGTATTAAAGCATTTCAAAAAGCTAATAATTTAAATGAAGGATACTTAGGTGGAACTGATTGGGTTTATTTATTAGGTGGAAAAATTAGCTAAAAAAAAATCTCTCTATAGAATTAAATTCTATAGAGAGATTATTAAACTCTGCAAATTTGGAACTTAAACTTGAACCGTAATCTTAGTTATATTAGAGTAAGTAATTCCAAATTTTTTGTGTAAATCAACACCCTTGCTAGCTTTTGGAAGTAAAATATTGTCTACAAACCATTCAATATATATCTTACCAATATGATTATCACTAATTTTTTCATTTTTATAATAAAGTCTTATAAATTTATTTAGTATTCTGAAATTTTCAGGATTACTCATAAATGATTTATAAACCTTTAAAATAATTGGTTTAATTATATTTCTAGTTAATAAGTTATCATCGAAATAAATATTATAACCATTATCTTTAAAAACTTTAAATTCTCTAAATTGTTTATAATCTTTCATATCTTTTAGATTTTCTAAATAATATTTATCGTTTCTATGAAATATATCTATAATTGTTTTATGACCATTAATATTTAGCATAAAAATATCTAAAATAAGCATAAGTTTTTCATCAAAATCTTTTAGACTTTCTAAAGTTTCTGTCATTTTTTTATCATCAAATGTAACATTATAAAAATACTTTGAATTAATTAAATTTACATAATATTCTTTTTTATTTTGCCAAGCTAAATTAATTGGCTTATTAGGAATAAATATAGCTTGTGGGAATTCATACATATTACTAAGATTATTTGCACCTTTAATAAATATATCATTTAATAATCTTTCCAATACAAAAGAATAACTTTCATTATAATCAATACCTATAATAAATTCTTTAATATTATCTTTATTAAGATTATGATTATTACAATAATTATCAATAATTTTAAAAGAATCAACCAAAACTTTATGGTCAGTAAATTTTCTATCCTGACCACTATACGTTTTAGGCATTAAATACATAGATTTTTCATTAATATCATAATCTAAACAGTTTGTAAATGAACTATAAGCTTCAGACGGTAATAATACTCTTTCAATATGTTTTAGTTCATTATTATTTTCTAATAAATAAATATGCTCTTTATCATTTTGGTCTTTTTCTTCATCCAATACAAATAATATAAAATATTTTGTATAATGATTGTCTATTCCCTTAAAAGAATTTCTATTTATTTGAATTATTTGAATTTCAACATTATAAATTTCTTTTCCAAATAATTCTTTACTAGAATCTTTAAAATTATCATATAAAATTTTATTTAATTTAAAATAATTCATTGTAGAATCCCACAAAACACAATCTTGATTAGATTCTTCTAAAGATTTTTTAAAATCTATAGTGGGATCATATAAATTTACATCTTCAACATTAACTAATGTTTTTTTATCATTAGCCAGATAATATTTTTTATCTAAGATAATTACATTAAAATTTGCCATATAATTTCTTCCTCCTTAATTTAAGAAACCATATATAAGATTTTCCATTTTATCTTTGTTTACTTTATATTTATTTTCAAGAATATCTAAAGTAATTCTATCTTCAGTAATAGCTTTTAAAGTATATTCTCGAATATCATTAGTAATTAAATTATCTATCTTAGATTTAGTTATATCAAAAGAATTTTTTATATCTTTAATATCACTACCTCTAATCATTTCTTCTAAGATACAATTACCATAAAATTTAATTGGATATACATAATTAGAATTAATACCATTATGATTTTTTTTAGCAGCATTCACTGTTTTTGATTTAATCAAATTAACTTCATGCTTATAAACATCTCTAGCGTATCTATAAAGATATAAAATAACTCTACATAGAAGTTTATTTAATTTATTTAATAAATCATCATAATAGTTTTTTAAATTTTTCCTTTCTTCATTCTTTAATAAAATTCTTTTCTTTTCAATAGTATTTAATAAATAACCATACATGGTAAATAAGTTTGTTACTATTTTTTTGAAAATAAATTCTTCACTTTTATCAGTATTATACCAATTAAAATCTAAATTATATAATACATTCAATTTATAAGCTAA